CAAAAAAACGATGCCAATGGTAATCCTGTTTTCACGGTCAATCTGGTCGATCCCCGAGTCATCATTGAAAAGGTTCAGGTAATTGTCAATGACTTTCCTGGTGCTACCTCTGGCGTTTGGAATCTACTCAACGCTTACGGCTTCGTGGAAAGTTTGGGAGCGACTTGTACTTCATCTCCTGCTGGTGCTATAGGTGGCGTTACATCTGACAACCCTATCGGCAACCAAGCTAATAGTCGAGGTATGGTATGGAACGATGTCAAGTGTGCTGTCCATACACTAACTTCTTCTTCAGATCAAGTTCTAGCCAAGAGTCTATATACTGGGTATTGTAGAGACAATAGAATAGTATATGTTGGTCCTGACCCGTCCGAGGATGGATACGGTATCATTAAGCGAGACGATGTTATCACCGATCCCGCGTTCCAAGCGTTACCTAATGTTAACCTTAATATTGGTCACTATCTTCTGGATCTAACCGAGATTCCTTTTTCTCCTTTGTACTACAGAATCTCCGGTCCAAATATTAGCCTAATGGAAATGATAAGTCAGGTCTGTTCAGATGCAGGTTGTGACTATTATGTTGAGTTGCTGCCGGTAAAGAATGGTAGTAAAGTACTTAAGGTAATCAAGGTACGTATAGCGGTACGTTCTACCCAGCCCCAGTTGGGTATATTAGACGACTTCATAGCCGCCAAAGAAGCCCAAGCAGGACAAGCGAATGGGGGTGTATTGTCGTATACACAGGGGGAAGAGATTCGGAATGAAGATACTTCCACCTACCTTATTGGCGGAGCAATACGTGAGGGCTTTGAGGCCGAAGCATCTAATATGTTACCGTTTTGGGGTGTAGATATAGACGGTTCGTTGATTCAGGCAGCGGTAGTAGGTGGTGAATATCAAGTCCATATGGACCTGTCTAGACTAAACACTACTCTTTTTACTCCTTTTGCGGGCCAGTTTCACTGGATTACCGAGCGAGAGCTTCGTGCTGCCTTAAGTGATATAGATTCATGGAAAGAGGTAGCTCTACTAGTAAATAATGATTTTGCGACTTGGCTTCGGCTCACTAAGCAAGTCCCGAACTTTAGACATGACTTGGTCAAAAAGGCTCTGGAAGAGCCTCGCCCGGCACACGCATGGAGAGTAGGCTTAAAAGATGACCACGCCACTGATCAATCTCTCACTGCCCCAAATGCTAAAGATTTAGATAAGGTTTTTGAGTTTGTACGTTCCTTTGCCGATGAGTTTTATGGTAAGCAATGGTTGGCGAATGCTACTTCCTTTGTCTGCTTTACTACTGACCTTGAATCTCAAAAATTACGATATTCTCATGAGCCTTCTACTGAGGGCTGTTGGATTAATGATGGCACTTCTACAGTCTTAGGCTTAACTCATGATACTGCTGCCTCAGATTTCTTCCGAGATGAAGTAGGTAAGTATCAACCTATTGTTAAATTTCCAGGGATAGCCGCACAACGTATCGGTGGTGGTGCCTTTTCATTTACAGCTGACCCCTCTAAGCTGGGAGACGACAACTATATTACTGACGGTGTTGACGATATCTGGGTTAAAGCTGACGTAGACGAGCAATGGGTATTTGGTACGCCATTAGCCCCCGCTTCATCTACTATTTCTTTCTTATTGAAAACTGGCTCCCCTATCACTAATAGAACTAGTGATACGAACAATATGATTGAACCATACGGTGGGCTAGATATTATGCTAAACGGGTCTGGTCTGGTCGATGTCAAGATCAATATAATTGATCGTGGTAATTGGCTTTTGGGTGCTGTTCCATTCGCCTTAGCTCCTAGTGCCGCGTTAGCTCCTACCTGGAACCATGTACAAGTTTATGGCCCTTGGGGCGTAGTGGGATTGCCGGGACAGGTGAATCTAGAAACAGATGAAGGCTTTGTTCCGTGGGAGTATGGTAGTGACAACATCATGTATCAAGCCGCCCTGAACAAGGTGGCTAGCTCTGTAACTCAGATGCGTAAGGGTGAACGTGGATCTATTACCGTAGCTGGTTTCCCGAATATTCCAATTGGTGCCGAACTGTTTTCCGTCGATGCAACTTCGCCTCCAAATTCTCAAGGGGCTCAAAAGTATGTAGGCACACGTACATTCAATACTGATCTATGTGCTGCGACACTACCTTATGTTCATGTTCCCATGAACAAGTGGACTGGGGAATTCGGCCCAAACGTAACTAGCATAACTGTGAGTGTGGGGCCAAATGGTTTTACTACCCAGTATCAATTCAGTACATATACTCCTGCCTTTGGTAGGTTCAATAAAGACAATGCAGAACGTTTGAAGAATATTGGCCAGACTCGGCTAAGCAACTTGCGTAATCTTCGTGCTGGTCAATTATTACGTAGGCAGGTTGGTGCTTCTATTGCCCGAGCCCGTCAAATGTTGGCGTCACAACTTGCCCGTAGTGATCGATCACCTAAATCTGCTCATCATTGTTATGTGGGTCGTTATACTGCTGGTGATCGACCAGAGATTAATACTCAACCTGTTCGCGAGTTGACCTTAGCTTGTCAGTCAGATACCATATATAGCACCGTAGCCGTAATGAGTATGGATGGCCTTCTACGTCCTGTCTCTAAGTCTGGTGATGGTGGGCTATCTCCATTCGCGGCGTCTAGCAGTGACTATTGCTCAGGTATGCCGGGTAAGAGTAGGCAGTCCGATCCACCAATCATCGAATATACTAGTCTTTCTGTTACTCGTGCATATTTAGACCCTTTGGCTAACCCAAGTGAAAGTTTACCTACTGACCGTTCTGATACCCCATTGTCTGGGCATGATATCGAGATATTGGGTCGTAATGTTGCCCCACCGTCTGGTGGTTGGGCAATTATAGAAGGTGATGATGGCGGCGAGGGCTACGCGGTAGATTATCGCTTCTTTGCATTGCGTGGACCGCTGCTTATCCAGCAATGGGGTTATGATGATTGTGGTAAGCCTATTCCAAATAAAGCTGATAGTGTTGCCGGTGCAGAAGCTGGCACATTTGTAAGTAGTTCTTTAGAGGATAAATTTCTAGATAGCTGGCTACAAAAACCTAAAACATGGCCAATGGCTCCGCTCGATCTACGTTATGATAGAGAGCGTGGAGTATGGACTACTCCCCAGCCACCAAGACCGCTCCACGTTACTCCAACTGGTACGTGTGTTATTAGTTATCCTATTTCTACTATTGAGAATGGTAAAGTAGTAGAAGACGCTACTGGGTCAACCATAGCGGATAAAACAGCTAGCATATCTTGGCCTTGGACAATACAGCCACCGACTGGTATCGGTAAAATTCCTGTTTACTACGATAACGTAGATTGTGAATATTATGCGTTCCCTGCAAACCGCTTAGATGTTGCTTGTAGTGCTGGAGGTCAAGCGGAGGATACTTGGTATGATATTAAACGTATTCTCTTTGACTGTGAAACTGGGATAAGTTCATGCGGATTGTCCCGATTACGCTTTAATATTACTACGGCCTTAGGTGGGGAGGATTGCCAGCGAGATATCTTTGTTGGTATTACGGGTGGAGGTGTTGGAGTCAGTGGTCACGAGCTTGACGTATCTGACCTATGTAATCCGGCAGCTGGATTAGAAACTAATAGTCCATTTGAATTGCTGAAATTTGTTGGTAACTTAAGCGTTACAACAGAAGACTCTTGCACTGCCCTTATTAGTGGAACACCGTCCCTAATGACACTCAGTGGAACGGGGGTATGCGGGCGAGACGCAGTGCCTCAGTTCACTGCAGGCCGCATAGTTGCTAGTACTGGCCTACTAATGACGGACAGATCAACAGGCGGCCCGGATTGCGATGCGATTTTGAGCAGTATTATATCTGCTTCGGGCTATAGTACCAAATGCAGCTCTGGGGCACCAGGAGTCGGTCCGCATACCTTTGAGTGCTTAATTTTTGGCACAGGCTTACAGTCTACTCAAGACGGTTGTGAGTGGCGAGTTGATGGCGTGGTACCCGAATATTCTGGTGTTTCTGGCATTTGTTCCCAGCTAAACACAGGAGTTGGTCCTTTCCAGTCTCTTTTGACAGAGATTGGAAGCGGTATTTTATTAACTAAACAATCCGAATGCGTAGTTAGACTAGACACCAACCTTTACATTACTGGTCGAGTTACTGGTTGCCTGAGTTCTCCTGTTACCGGATTTAACTATACAGAATTACATTTGGGCAGTGGGTTGCAGTTATATCAAGACGGCTGTGCCGCTTTTGTTTCAGCTCCGCAATTTATTAGTGGTCTTCATACCTGTGCAACAGGAACAGGACTTGCACCTATTTATGAGCAAGTTTTTTCAACTATTGTTATGGGATCGGGTTTAGCTTTCACCGGGTATGGTCCACCAGAAGGATGCAAGTATAGAATAGATTCAACAGTAACAGCTACGGGCAATGACCTTCCTTGCGGTACTCAGGCTGTTGGAATTCCAGGAGCCTTTTTCAAACAACTACATTTTTCTACTGGAATAACATCAGAATATGACGCAGATTGTTGTATATGGAAAGTAACTGCTCCTCATACAGTAGCTGGTAGTGGTGCATGTGTCACCACCACGCCAACTGGCCAGCAATTTGCTCATCTTGTCTTTAGTGGTTCAGAGGTAATCGAAACTAATGCTGGTACGTGTGAATTTACTATTCAACAGATCCAAAGAATACGAGATGTCAATAGGTGTCCAGCGACTGGTGTGGGTATTCCCAGTACGGGTGCTTGGAAAGATTTTAGATACCTAACTCTTGGTAGTGGACTTAGCTTAGAGTTCAAGCCATCGGATGCCGAAACTCCGCACGACTGTCACTATGAACTTACTGCGGGTATCAGGATAGCAGAAGTAGTATGTAATACCGGCGAAATTCCCACGCCTGATACTTTTACAACGGAATTACGCTTTGGTCCTGGCTTGTCAATTGCATCGGTACCGGGCGAAGGAGCCTGTGCTAAGCAAGTCCATAATCCGATTTTCATGAGTATGTGTGATTTTCCCGGTCAAACTGAAAAATATAATGTAGACTGTGTGACTGGACAAGTACCTGAAAATTGGCTTTGTTACTCACCTTCGGGCTGTCCTCCAATCGAAGATTCTTGTGGACCTTATTGTAACCGTAAGCCCGCGAGCTACATTACAGACTTACACGCTGGCCGTGGTATTGGTTTTGACTCTTGCGGCGACTGTTCCCTCATTATTTTCAATAACTTTAATATTAACGGTTTTGATGCTGGCTGTGTGGCAAAACAGTTCGTACAAGTTTCTGATCTTCAATTTGGCAACGACTTTGCTATTCAACTGGGGGATGGAGGAACGACAACGTGCGGTGGCGAATTCGATACTTGGGACGGTGAGTTGGCTGTAAAAGTAGCTGGATTTACTAACGTAAGTACATGGTCTTGTGATTATGTATGTGATATCGATGTAACCAAGGTTGGTGCGTACGTAACCAATGTTGCCTTTACTTGTGCAACTTTAGCTGGATTTACTACGTGTGCCGGAAACAGAATCGTAACATCATGCGGCTCAGGATGTTCTTGTGCTTAAGGGAGAAAAAACATGAGTGGTGAACTACAAAAGAAGGTAGATGAAGTCGTGGCTCATCTTGAAAAAGAGGAAGATATACGACTTGATAATTTCCAGAATAAGGATTCAACAGGCTTGGGCGATACTTTACAAAAGGTATTTGCTAAGTTTGGCCTTACAGAAGAAAATATACAAAAAGCTTCGGGTATGCGATGGTGTGGTTGTCATAAGCGGCGTCAATTCTTAAATCGGATATTTCCTTATCGACAGAAGTCTTCACCGGAAGAGTAATAAAAAAAGGAAGGCCAAAAGCCTTCCCTCTTTATTTTCAAATGGCCGTAGTTGACTATTCAATTTTCTTATACACGTACCAACCATTATCAGGTAGATAGCCATTGTGTGCTTCTGCGTATTTCTCTTCCTCTGCCCGGCTTGCCTTTTGAGCAACCGATAAGCTATTCCAGGTAATTTTAGGATATACCTTACTCAGATCCTCGGTCGAGCTATATACCAGTTTAGCGTTACAGCTTCTATTTTGACAGACAACCTCTAGCCACTGACTCTTCTTACTAGCAGCTCTAACTACAAACTTAACATCAGTGTTCTTACATTTGCCGCAACACTTAACAGCAAATACCTCCTGGATACGTGCTATACCACGGAATAGTTCTGGCTCAGTTTCAGCCGTTACATCAAACCATAGATCATTGGTTGCTTTAATTCTCGCCGTTACAGTCATTTCTTCTTGCCTCCCAGGTCTTCTTTCCAGTTTTCATTATAGCCTACTAGCGAATCGTCAATAGTAGACTGATTACGTTGATATTCTGCCAGATTGGTTAGGATGTGACGACCTTGAATGTTCTTAACATCTACCAGTTTCTTCATAGATTTAGCAACTTCTTTAATAACCAAGACAACATTTAGGTTATTACGTTTGCACAATTGGTTGATAGCCAGTAACTGCTGATCGTTGATTGGATCTCCCCCGTTATCATCTTCGGGGTCTTCCGCAGTCATCAACTCCTCCGCTGTTTGTACACGAATCTTAAGTGCTCTACGAAGAGCCTTGCCTTCTGCTCGGGTACACGCAGTAGCTACAAGGTGTTGATTGAACGGAGCGGGAAGTTTGGTTCCGATAACATCGACACAGGCACTTACACGCAGAGTGCCTTTACCGTCGTGTCGTTGAAAAACAAGAGTATGTTTAGCGGTAACTTTTCCGGTTAACGCTTTATCGGGAATCTCTAGGATATCGGTATCAGACAAAACAATTTGACCGAATTCTTTCTCTGCTACCCTACGTAAGCCGTCAGTCGTTGGATTGCCCTGAGCAAGTTCATGGTCGGCTAGCTGGTCGAGGATATAATCAACCCAATCAACGTCAGTACATTTTCTATTATTCTCTTCGACTTCGACTGCGACCACTTTATCTTCAATTATTTCGTCGATCATTCCCTCAATAGCTTCTGCTTCCTCTTGTACTTTGGTCATATTTCGAAATACCTTTCATGTTTGGGTGGGAACTTCTTCGCTATTGTGTTTAGAATCTCTTCTACGCTTTTCCAGATATCTCGTAGGTAGCGTTGTGATTCTCTCTTAGTTAATTTTACTCTGATAAGTACCATTCCCGCAGATAAAACCAGACCATTTTTCTGTTGATCTGCCGCCTGACGACGCTTTAATTTATCTTCTCCAAAGACAGGCTTAAAGTGTAGGGGTCCGTCAACCTCAATAGCTGTTCTGACGGCTGGAACGTAGAGGTCAAGATGGAACCTTTCGTTCTGTAGAAGGTGCTCTTTATGCTTCTCCACTCGATATCCGGCTCGAATCAGCAAATCAAATAGCTGCAACTCTACTTTAGACCCATGTCTCGACGCCTCTCGGATCGCCTCGCTGCTCTTTTTAAAGAAGTCCGCCTTCTCATGCGTGGTTTTTTTATTCCACGATTCTAGGCCAATCTCGGACCTTAGTTCTCTCTGGTTTTCGGTCAAATCATCCCATATTTTACCCTGACTAATGCTGATTTTCTCTCTAGTTTCTTTTGATTGAGTTTTACCCTCTGTGGGATGCTCATGTCGCCCTTCTGAAATGGCTACTTTTTGGGCCTCGGACTTATTGCGAGACTTAATCCCTAGCTTAATAGCGTCACGACGTACCCGATTAGGATAGGTGTCAACCATCTTGGCAATCTCAGCCCAACTCATATTAGAATCATGATAGAAGCTATTATAGGTTGCAAGTCGTTCTTCGTCATTTTTATTAAAAAAGTCCATTATAATATTACCTTCTCCAGTGATTTTCGATCCCAGTTATAGACTATACCTATGGGCGATTTAAACAACTGGGTTAGAAGATGGTTGTGGGTACTACTGTTAGCTATCAGTTCTACATCGTCATTGTAAAATATTTTATCTAGTTGATGAAATGCAAATTGATTTAGCATCGTCCATTCAAAGTTCCATATGTAATAGTATTTTTTGGTCGCGGTTAGAGAATTAGCTGCGATCTGTGCGTTAAGCATTGTTGTGCTAATTAAAATACCAGGATGATGCAACGCTTCTAGCTGCTGCATGATAGAGAATTTGTTCTCTATAGGCAGTTCTTTTATTCCGCTTGTGAAAAGGTAGCAGTCATGAGATTTTGACAGCTCATTTAATGTTTTAAATAAGAAGTAATTTTGAGGGGAGTTAACAATCTCATCAACTATTATACCAATCATGAGGCTACTACCTTTCTCTGTTCTAGGTATTGTATCAACGCATCAACTATAGTCTCTTCTTGGAGTAAACGAAAAATATCTATTAGGTAATGATGATATGTATATTCTGAGGCGTGGTGAGATAACTCAGGATTCACCGCTTCAATCGCTACCTTACACTTCTCTAATAGACCAGACAGACTGGAAAACTCATAGGCACCAAGCTCTGTTGTCTTTTTTTCCTTAAAAACCAAAGGAATACAGTTATGATAACAAGCATCATAGTATCTAGAGCTATCGAACGCTACCAAGACGCGAGCAGAGGCTAAGGCATGGCGATAGCTTTCTTTGCGAAGTCGTCCCAAGTAGTTGGGAAGATTTACTTTATTATTTCCATACATTTTCGTTTGAAATTGGTAACCAAGAGCTCTTAATGTCAATAGATGGAAATCGATTCTAGCATCCACTTGATCTGTTAAAATTAATACCTCCGTAGTAAACATCCCCTGCTTTACCCCGCCCTCCATCTCTATTAGATTGGTTCGATAATCTATGGGAAGCGAGCCGTCTATAACAAGGGACGGGTCCATAGCAAGTGTCAGGCTAGGTTTAGCTTTACTTAAAGTAGGCAGAAATTGCATATACACAAACTTGATACCGGGATATTCAGCCTGAGCATACTCGATAGTACTATCAGCGGCATCTCCATCATGATAAAAGATAATAGTCGGCTCTTCTTCTTCAATCAAATCAAATAGTGGTTTATCTTTTTTGGACCAATAGAAGGTAGTTGGAACAACACTCTTAAGGGCTTGCACGAGACCCCCTATTCGTATGTCGTCGTGCTGGGATACAAATATTTTCATAAAACTGTTCCTACCTTTTCTAAGTCCTTATTAGTGTCAATGTCAATTACTCGGGCTTTTTTATTGTAGCATCCAGCTAGTTTGCCGCCATTAGCAATAATGTAGTTAAAGGCTTCAAAGCCGAACAGCCCATAGCTTTGTGGATTCCAGCAGATTTGTTTTAGCAGATTTAGCTCTCGTCCCCTGAAGAAAGAGATTTGACCCCACTTGACTGGAAGATCATACATCATATTCTCTACTGATCCACGACTATTAACAATGCAGCCAACCTCTTTATCGTTCATAATCTCATTGCCAACCAGGATGCAGGAGTTGTTAAAGTCTAGAGCCTGGATCGCGAAGTCGTTGAAAATTAAATCTCCATAGACTATTAGGACATCATTCTTACAGGCCCTTAGTCCCATACCAATACTGCGAACTACATTTGTCTCGGCGTATCGCTCGTTCTCTACCTTAATCAGTGAGTCGGGCGTTTGGTTCATTAACCTATCTGATTCAAATCCGGTCACCAGAATAATATTGGAATTAGGTACTATCTTTTTGAATATTTTTAGCTGGTTCTCAATAATAGTTGTGTTGGGCTTAATAGAGATTAGTGGTTTAGGTCCACATGATTTCATACGACGCCCAAGCCCCGCAGCAGGAATAATAATATCTATTTGAGTGGGTTCAGAAATAACCTTTATGTGTCGGACACTCATAGTTGATGATAAACTTTTATCAAAGGATCGGGAAGATGAATAAACGTTTTTCCCGTTGACAGAAGTTGATTCATTGCTCCAATCTTACTTTGTTCTGTATTGTTTAGTTGTAGTGGGACTGTCAAGTTTAGAAAAAAGCTTTCGTTTGGCAGGCTTAGTCCGCTGAAATAGTCTATAAATTCGACACCTTGATTCACAATAAGAGCGTCTGTGTATACGAAGCCTATTTCGGAATAGAATTCAAAAAGCGACATAATTATTTCTTCTGTATGGGGATTGATAAGCTCTGTATTGTTGCAGATCAACGCGACCACATTAAGCGGAAGTAATGAGTTAAATGTCTCTGCCAATACTTTATTAAAGAATTGTGTCTCAGGTAAGTTGTCGGTATTGCGTATTACATTAAAACTCTCGGGGATGTCGAAATCATTATTGACAATGAAAGTTATTTTGTTTTTAGACTTGGACATATGGCAACTGCCTCATATAAAAATTTATGTGCATTCTCTTCATATTTTGTTATCTTATCCTCAAGATGAATTCCGAAAGCGTTTCCACCGTGTTTCTTATGAGCCGTTCGATTGACTATCATTCCGTTCAAGTCATCTACGGGAGAACCAACTCCTATTTGCATCATTTTAATAAGTACTGCATTATTTAGCTCAGTACTAAAGGCCAGGGGAACATCGAACCCTGCTCTAAAAGTAACGTAGAACGGATAGGGTAGTTTTCCCGCCACATCAAAAACTAAATCAATGATAGCTCTATCGCTAAGTTCAGAATTGTAGATGTTCTTGAGATTGTACTGGTGAAATTTACAGTTACCCAATAACTCTAGTAGTAAGCTGGGCTTAACATACTTGTCGGGAGCCTTTATATATGATTGGTACTGTTTATTAACTACAGTTACAAGGTTAGGTGGTATCTCTTGATTTTCTAATTTTTGCAAGATCTTTTTTATATCAGGAAAGCTATGGTGTTCTTCGAAGAAAACTAGCACATGGTATGGAACCTTGGTAGTTAGCTTGGCAATTTTTTCCCATGTATTCCTAGGATGTCGTTCCATAATCTGCTCGTTTCTATAAAACAGACAGAACCTACCATTAATCAAGAAGAATTCACGATCATCGTCGTCGAACACCTCTAGTACTTCGATGCCAGCATCACGATAGTCTTGGATCTTATGCAAACTACAGGCTACTTGCACGTTGTCTTTAAATTCTGCAAAGACACAGTTTTTACATGTGGTATGAGTTGCACTGACTATCGGCCCCTCTGTTTTTTGATCTGTCATTTTCTCACAACCTCCAATAGGTAACGACCATCTTTTAGGCTCGCAAAATTAACCTTCCACTGCTTTTTGATAAAGTAATCCTTGAGAGTGGCTACGGAATTCAAGTTTTTGGTTTTAGTGAAAAAATCGTTTGCGGCACTAGTGAGCGTCATTACTCCATAATGGACACGCCGACATACATCTAATGCGTCAATACCTTCTAATGTTAGAGTACCGTTTTTACGGACCTTGGCTGCCACTAGATCTATAATATCTAACTTGTCAGACATCTCTAGTACGTCCTGTACTGTAATACTAGTGAAGAATGAGTCGGGAGCATCAAAAAATTCAGCCTCTACCAGATCACTTTCAGTTTGTTTAATAACTGTTAGCCTAATTTCTTTATGCATTTTTATCATCCTCGTGTATAGAATAAGTTTCTGCTGTACTCGAATACTTTAGTCCAAGATTCAACAAATGCGTCTGAACCGTGATCCGCAAGAACTATTCGTTTGGCGTTGGAGATAATATCTCCGTTCTTTTTAAATTGTTTTAGTTCATTAACAATAGCGGGTTGTGCCATGATGCCTATGTCTTCAATTAAGATGATTGCCTGTTGTTGCATAAGCTCTTGAAAGTCTACACTTTTAAAGGTGATGACCGGGATTCCCAGAGCCATCGCTTCTAACATTTTGGGGGTTATTGTTTGCCACAGATGAAGATAGAAGCAAGACTTTGACAGTAGCTGGGTAAAAACTCGATCATCTAACGAAATAGGAAGACTATTTATATATTGCTGTGGAAGATCGACGTCAACTGCAATTTGATTATTGTCTTTTATAGTAACTGTTCGATTAACATCATTGTGTGGCATATTGATTGTAGCAGATAGCATTGAATTCTGAGAAGTCCATGTATTGGTGGCAAATTCGCTAGATGCAATAGAAATACAGCCACCACGATTATGCAGTACTTCGGGCTTGTCAATATGAAAGTTGGTAAAAAATGGATGTTGGATTTTTGTTTGAAAGTTAGTCATATCCACAACCATTAGAGGGACATGCCATGCCTGTGAAATATCCGCAGCCTTTTCCCACTGTCCCAACCTATTGAATACAATCATTAAATCGTAAGCTCTATTACATGCTAAGGTTGGGGTCTGCAGTATATGTAGGTTAAGCGGAGTGTGTTCCTTGGCTCGTTTCCATTGTGATGCATAGAGTCCAGTAAATATATAGAAGTTATGGTTGGTCTTGCATAGCTGGATTATATAGTCTTCCTCGTTATCACAAAAGAGTAGAATATTTAATCGGTCCTTATCTGTGCGAGTAGTGGAACGTATTATATTTTCTAGTTGGTACATAGGATGACCTTCATTCTTTCGCTCGGCTTAGTGAACAGTGTTTCTTGAAACGAACGAAGAGACTGATGTATTTCTTCTAAATTTATCTCTGTCGATATAGCCTGTTGCATTTTATATTTCAGGTGTGAGATATTCGGCTTTGTCCATGTAAACTCACCGCTCCACAAGTCTGCAACCGGGCGAGCAGGGTAGACGCATAAGTCGTCATACGTTTTAACGGCAAGATAGTCTACCTTGATATCAATATTGTCTGGTAGAATTGGGATGCTATCTGCTACAACGGCACGCAATAGGTCTTGATTAGGAATAGCATTGTAGGATACGTCTATGAAAAAATCGCCAATTTGATGAACATGATTAATGACCTCTGTAGCGGTAGTCCCTACAACAACTATGTTTGGATAATACTCGCTAACAGAATAAATGCTTAGCTGCTTCTTGATTTCGCCAACCTTCTCTTGTACTGCCTCGGATTGATTGGTACAAACTATAAGATGAACGGGATCTGCGATACTAAATGCTGAGAGATATGCTGTTAGTATTTCCGTTAGTCCAGACTTGATATCTAACGATCCCGTAGTATAGAAAATCGTCCCCTTCAAATCAAGATTTAGATCAGAAGTTTTTGAAGTCAAAAAGAATGGAGGAAACTCAAAGGCAAAAATTTTGGCTGAGTCGAGTCCCGAATCTGAGAGTAGCTTCGCTTCGCTGTGAGAGAAGACAATTATCTTGTCCATTAGTCGAAGATGGGTTATCCATTCTGTATTATCAATACGACTATCTACCGATAGAATAGCAATATTTGTTTTGAAGTCTCCGTTGTAATTAATATATGACGGTAGACCGTGTTGTATTAAAATATCCCTGGTAGATAACGCATTGTATTCATATTCTTCTATGTGTTCCACATCTTGAGCTTGAGTTTCTGGTGTAAACCAGACTGGCCGCAATACCAAATTGATATCTTGTGCAGCTAGTAAAGTAGCAACAGCTTTACTGGTATAACCCCATTCGTCATTCTGTCGGTATGGTCCAACATAGAGCACGTCTATCATGATTTTTTTAATCTCCCATGTGCCTCTACTATGAATTGATGAGGATTTTCCTGTAAAGAGCCCACCCGCAGTGCATCAAATAGGAACCGGCGTTGAGCTAGTGGAAGCATTTCCTTAAAGACAGATTCTTGCGTACATGGAGAGATAAATCCCGCACCAAAGTTGGCCCCAAAGTTAAGATTGCGAGCTAGAACTAACATTCGATAATTGAACGCCGAATACTGATCTTGTAATAGTGCTGTACAGACCCACTCTACGAATTGATGATGACTTAGATCAGCTGGGGCCTTATCGGGAAGAGGTCGCATTGTCGGCGGAGAGTCCCACTTCCCTTCCAGGCTTTTTTGTACTACTTTATCTAGATAGTTTTCCCATGACTTAGAAGCATTGTCCCACGTATAGCGATCAATACATCCCTTGCGGGTTTCGAGGCGATGTTTCTTATATTTTTCTTTACTTTGCTTGGCACAGGAAAGCATAATTTGAGCCAGATCATCATTGTTCGGTCCCGAACGATCCGCATTCGTTTCTAGTTCTCGGGATAGAGCAGGAGTAACAGGATATCCTTTAACAGCTCTAACCACGTCTTCCATGGCACTATAATCTACTGCTGCGACAGGTACTCCACACGCAGCTGCCTCTACGGCTGGCATGCCGAAACCCTCGCAAATTGCATACTGCACATAGAGATCCATGAGATTAAAAATCTGAACTAATTCATCTCTTTCCACTCCATTAGAAACCCCAGGCAATACAGCACTGTGGTTTTTACAGAATCTACAAACTGTAATAGCATCGCGATAGTGAGCAACAAAGAACTTCTTGCAGTGTCTACACTTGTATGTGCATATAGCCTTAGACCCTAGTTTGTACTCGTGTATTAGAGACGTTATATCCCATCCATGTTTTTCAGGATAGCTAGTGTGTAAATATAGGAAGGACTTGTCAGCTAGTTCTTTAGGAGCCATATCAAGGTATTGCTTGAAGGCTCTCATTAGTTCAGGAAACATCTTACGTTTCTGATTTCTCATAACAGTTCCAACTATAAAACTGTCTCCGTCTAGACCATAAGCTTCTTTGTGCTTCTCTTTGTTCGGGGCCATTACAAATACTTTGGGGTCAATCGCAGGAGAGGCACAGCCCACAGGTTTGAGGCGACCGTTAGTCTGCCGATCTAATGCTCGTATTCCATATTCAGAATAAGCTAGAAGACCATCACAACGGTTAAAGAGTTGATATAACCATTCTAGCTTTTGTGGTTCAGAGTCAATAGTAGGCATCCAAACCCAATGAAAAAAGGGAAGGAATGGACTATCAGCGATATAGGCATCCATCCAAGGGTCACGGTAAGTTATCACAATATCTGGCTTGAAGTCTAGACAAACTCTCTCAAAACGGACTATACCCCACTGGACTTGTGGGTTATTAGTGTGCTCCTTATTATATTCGTCCTCACCGGCCATCGGTGCCACACCATATGTTAGCCAGTCGGTATTCTGAAAGGAGGTGGGTGCCCCATAACAGGCCAATTCCGCGAGCTCATATTTTCCTGTAGCATGTAGCCGCTTAAGAACCTCATGAGAGTATACTCCAAAGCCCGAAGCTAGCTTGTCTGATTCGGATACAAATAATACTCTAGGCTTTCTATGCATGGTTTCCTTCTTTGATTTTCCTTATCGCCTTATAGAAGCGGTTTTTTACCGTGGAAGGTGTCTCATTAACTATCTCGCATATCTCGCGAAACTTATACCCTTCGCATCGCAGCTCAATTAACTGCTTTTCTTGGTCAGTCATGTCGCTAGGGTAGTACTCCCATATCCTTTCGGGGGTTCTAACAGAAGGGGGTGCAACATCATCTAGAGACACGTTACGCTGTCTGTTTTTAATTTCACGGATAATGGCCCATTGAATAGGTCGCCACGCATAGGTAGAGACCATACTGCCATGAGCGGGATCGAACTTTCGCAATGCTTTCCAGAGCCCAATTCGTCCCGCATCTAGTAAGTCCTCTCGTTCGGTATTGTTTTTGGGTTCAAAATTATTGACTATGGATGCCACAAGGGGCATGTGTTGCTCAATTAATTTATCCATTATACATCCTTATTATATACGTTACGTTAACTTTTTAACACGCATTACTAGAAAACTTCCACGATTCTTATCGCGTTGTCCTCGCAGCAATAGCAAACTTCCAATACGTATGTCTTGACAGTACCTCTCCCAAGCTTCTGGGAACATAGTTACGTTATCTAAGGAGCATGTTCCATCACTCACTTTTAAGAAAGCCATTGTTTCTCCTTTGCTCTTTCCTTTTTTGATTTTCCATTCTCGCAAGTCATCTACCTTAACAGCTATAGCAATAGAGTGAGAACTAAATCCTTGTGCATAATCTCGACAGGTACAGTTGGCGTCACCGATATCGTGCTCGTCAATCTCAGTACATGTCAAGGCGATACCTAGATACTCTCGCTCCTGCTTAGCTATCCAGGCGGGGCTGTCTACCAGTTGATAAGGCGGGTTGTCTAACGCTCTCATGGAGCTACGGGTAAGTTCAATAAAGCGGTCTGTGTGAGCTGTGCGTCTTTCGTGAGGTATCTTTTTGGTTAAGATTTGTTCTAGGCCGTCTTTAAATGTACTGCATTTTACAGTCTCTAGGTATTTACGGTCAGAATCTCTAAACTCTCGATACAACTCCAGATCATATATCATCTTCATACGAGAAACTTTATAGCAGTCTAAGGCCCCAGCCAATATTATAGCTTTAAAGGAGTCAGATTTAATGATTCGCCCCATCTTCATCAGGAACACGTCCCAGGTAAATCCCGCTAAATCATATTTGTTGTTCTTTATTACACCACGAATTTGGTCGAAAACTGAACTGCCTACTCTTTTTATGTCAGTAATTCCGTACGTAGGTTTGTTATCAATTAATTTAAATACTCGATTCATGTTCAAAATACTCGGAGGAACGATATCAATGTCCATCAGGCGAGCATTGTTCACAAGGTCTTGAATTTCCATGTGCGGGTTTTGCTTTCCCTTCGCGTGTCGCAACCAAGCGGTAAAAAAGGCCAGGGGAAAGTGGGCTTTTGTAAAAGCTGTTAGGTAGCCGTTATGAGCATAGGCTATAGCGTGACTTTTATTAAATGAGTACCGTTGAGATTTCTCAATCCAGCTAAATATTTCCTCTGCTTCTTCTAGATTAATGATTCCGAAGCCCACAGCCTTGTCAAAGAACTCGGCTTTAACCTTAGCCATAAGTTGAATCTTCTTCTTACCAATGGCTTTCCTCAGTAGCTCCGCTTCCTGTAAATTATACCCCGCGATTTGCCTAGCAATGCCTAGGGCCTGCTCTTGATATACCAGGATGCCGTATGTATTCTCAAGGATTGGCTCCAAGGCAGGGTGAAAGTAGCTAACTGAATCACGTCCAGCTTTGCGGTCTATGTAGTGAGTGGACAGGTTCTTTCCCTCTACTATAGCCTCAAGACATCCAGGTCGCATGATGCTAATGAGGTCTGACAGCTCTTCCATATGTCGAGGAGCAGTTTGAGAGGCCATACTTTGACCTAGCTGTGACTCTAGCTGAAAGACGCCCTTAGTGTTACCTTCGCAGATCATGTCCCAAGTAGCAGGACAGGTCAGTCTGATCTTATCTAGATATGGTTCGAATACTGGCAGACCTTTCTCGTTAACATTAAAGGTACAGCCGCAATCAAATGTTACTGTTTCCTTCATTAATGTTTCCCTATAAACTCTAGTACAACAACCCACACAACCATAACTATTCCAATATATAAATTCAATGCTAGTCCATTATATGCGAACAGTCCTAAGTTGGTTAAGGCGAAAAACGTACACAGGCTTTTACTTGTCTCTATTTTCATCTGTAGCTTCCATTAAGTTTTTAACAGAGTTCTGGCAGAATCCCTTATCTCCACGCTCAATCAGTTCGATAATAACGCCGCCAAGCAGCGGTTGCGGCTTAGTAAATATCTGTCTCAGGTCGTCATCGGGGCAGTCAATAACATCCTCAGTTAGGAACTCTATGCCCCTATCTTTCCATTGCTTTACGATAGGATCTATGTCGTCAACCTTATAGGCTAGGTGGTGGATGCCACCCTGACCGTTGGGAGTGTTTTGAATCCACTTCTCTACTATGGAGCCGGGACTTCCCTCTGACACAAAAACTTCTGGCATTCACAAAAACTTCTGGCATTCCCTCTATAAATTCGTGCATATCAGTCAATGCGGTAAGTGCCTTACACTTTGCCTTGGAGCCATTATCAAAGTCAATAGTAAATTCTTCTTCAACATGATACCCAAACATTTTGTTGAGATGCTCTACAGTCTCGTCCCTGTTAGGGACTCGATATGCTATGTGGTCTAGTCTCATTTATCAACCCCTATCACCAGACAAATTCCACTCAAGTTTAACACCACAGCCCTGACAGTATAAGGCTGCAACCATAATCATATCTTCTCCACACTTGGGACATCTATAAAAGTCTGTATAAATTTCGTCCATACAAGACCAATCTTTATCTTCTATAATATGTTCGTCAGAACTCATTTGTCAACCCCCACACAGACTAATTCGTCTTCTGTTAAATACATATCAATAGCGAAACATTGAAAAAGATATTTCTTAACGCCCTGAAAATCTACTTCCCCGGCGTATTGGAATCTCCCTTTTGTATATTGGGTATTAATACTATAAAAAGTATTTTCTTTTAGTTCGTCAGAACTCATTTATCAACTCTTTCAAAGATATTTCCGACGACTATTTTATATTCGGCTTGAGATATGCCGCCATAAAAATCGTCTGGCTCATCTGACTCATCTGACTTCACATCTTTTCCAGCATAATTTCGTATTTCAAATTCACACCACTGCTCTCCAGAGTATGCTTTTGCCCATCTGACTTCTGTTAGTTTCTTATCGTTGGTATCAGTTGGGTAGCCTAAAATATCGCCCTCATAAATATCCTTACCGTTCTTGTCTTTGAGTCCGGTGTATTGCATAAGTTCATACCACTCTTCATTAAAGTAATGGTCTAAACCAGACGGTTCTCCTGCCATACTAGACATTGCATGATGTACCATTTCGGTTTTTTGAACATTATAAAGCATTTTATGCTTTTTCTTATGCCACGCCCTAAATTTAATTTCCCTCATTTGTCAACTCCTTCAAAACTCTGCGAGTTTTATACGTTCAATGTCCATCATTATTTCAATCCAATCACTATCCCACTTTTCTCCTGCCTGATATTTTTCGTATCCTTCTTCTGTCAATCTAACTTTTAACTTTGGATTCTTGTTTTTATCGTAAAGAGTTATCAATCTATCGTCAGTCATTTGTCAACTCCATATTTTTCCAAAACTCTTGTTCTTCATTATCTAAAATAGATAAAATACACTCTATCGGCTCACCAAAATTTAGATATTTTGCGTATGGGTGGGTTGCAAGGTCTAAATTCGGCGGCACAATGTGGGATACTACAACATTTGATAATGGATTTTCTAAATTATGTTCGTCAGAACTCATTTGTCAACTCCCCACCCCTTTGTCGTAACAATAACCTTAACAAACCCATCTTGATCTACTCTTGACGTAGTATGACAACTATAAGCGTCGTTTTCACAAATCAAATCACCAATCTGAATTCTTTTGCAAATTGTTGGCTCTTCGTCAATATTAAAAACAAATTCATTTTGCATGGCGGTCAACATGTGGAAATTGACAGTTTCTAAAGTTTCCTGCTCGTCTGTTATTCGATAGCTCATTTATCAATTCTTTCAAAGATATTTTCGACCACCGGAGAAGTTTGAGTTCTAAGTTTATCTAATGTACGTTGTAATGTTTCTGCTTGAAGAATCAAACTGAACCGGGCGGCTCGAATACCAGTCTTTATTTCTTCGCAGTCCTGTAAGAGTTGTTCAAATGTTTCTGGCAATTCCTCTGGGTGATCTTCAAATTCGGTAACAAAATATGCTTCGATCTTGCCTGGGCGGTCTTCCTCTGTCAGGCACTCTGGACATAATACCACCTTTTTAACAGATGGATTATGACCATCTAAGTAGTGATGATACCTCATTATAATATCTGAATTTTGTCTCATCTGCTGAGAAAGCTGCCCATGTGCAACTATGATTTCTGTGTTGGCAACAACCACCTTGGTAATTTCCAGTGCCTGATGCGATCTTTCTATCCGCTGACCCTTGTCTTCACCAATACTTAGGGCAGTCATAAAGATCAAGAATGCACCCATGATTACTATGGCCCATAGGGCGACGGCCTTCGGAATTTTCTTTAACCCAATTTTCATCTCATTGTTCCTTTTTATTTATAAACAATCTCTCTCTTGTTATTTTAAGACGACCCTTAGCCAACTTGATTTCATCATTTACTGTCTCGCCACCATAAACTGGGAAGCGTCCTACTGGGGAAGGCAGTTTGACTTCTCTGTCTATCTTCATATTTTTGTTTAAATGAGATAAATTATCTATATACAACTCTAGCGACTCTACTAAAGTGAAGTAGTTATGACCTCTTTGATTACTCATTCCATCCTCCCAGAAAGATACTCCAACAAACAATATCCCATGCAAGAGCAATTATAAGAATAATTCCAATCACTCCCAAAACAATATCCGATAATGTAGGCTTGTCTTCCATTGTCAACCCCTATTGCTTAACCTTCTTAATAAGTCCGCTTGATGATTGGGTTTTTCCTCCCCCAATATTGAACGCCATTTGAATACCATATTTTTCACATAGGGAATACTCTGGAATGTCATTAGAGTTTCGGTCTCCACCGTTCGCAAAAATTATTCCATCTTCAGAAATTTGTGTCGCCGTCCCATCGGAGCCCGCTTGCTTCCACAGCTTGGCGAGCTCTTCTATGGTTTTTACAACTGAGCCATCGGTATCAATAGATGCCACCGACCTACCCACGCAGGTTAGAGCTTGAACTATTCTTAAACGATCCTTAAGGGACAGGAAGGGTATGCTTCCCTTAATCCTGACTTGCTCGTCATTGTTAACTATCACAATTAGATAATCACCTAGACGACTTGCACCCTCAAGGTAGTCAAGATGTCCTGTGTGCAAGGGGTTGAAGTATCCTGAAACAATAACAAGGTTCATCAGAGAGCTCCTAAAGGTAAATTTCTGCTATTTTATCATAAACTTGAGTTTTTTCTGAAAACCCCCGTTATTGTGTATTATACTGTAGCATATCATTAACCACGTACGAGGCCAATAAAATGATTTCTACATGTATGCGACCCAAAGAGTACAAGTCTCCATCATGGCTTATCTCGTTGTTCTTTGTTGTTCTGTTGCTAGTGATTCATACGATTGACATGATCCTAACACGGGAAATAATTGGTAATAATTGGCAGAGGGAAACATTCCTTCCAATGAGCTATTGTATTAAATTCATTGGTATCTATAATGCCCTCTGGATTTCACGTATCAGTATGTATACAATGCTCTTCATATATCTATGTAACTGGAAAAAGTGGAAGTGGTTCTCGTTTCTAGTCGCTGGTACATGTCTCTATTGGACTGCCATGGTGCATTGGTTGTGGACACTGGGCTTTGTGAACTGGCCTTGAGTCATGCGAAACTTCCTTTGAATTTTTTAACACTAGCTTGTCTACGCTGAAACTTCATGAACTTAACAAAGATCTCAGCCTCTTCAAACACATCTACTATTGCCGAGTGTGCTTTTCCCTCGGACTTAATTCCAAAAAACTTACGTAAAGTATCCATTTTAAAGTCAGATGGTTCATCTAGATTTTCGAACCAAGTGAAGATCATGTCAAAGATATCCACTCGTGTCACCTGAGAAAACGGCACCTTAGCCTTATGCTTCTCCGCTAGTCGTTCAGCTATGATCATGTCGTAGCCAAGAATATTGTAGCCCACAGGTATGGGCTGAGGATACCATTGTCCTGGTCTCTTGTCAACATTGTATTTGGAACAATAGGAACAAAAGTTTTTCCACGCGGTTTTCTGAGCCATACCGCCCTTCCATTTTTCTACGATATCATCAAAGGTACATCCCGCCTGCTTTGCGTGCCAGTTAATCGTCTCGACTTTCTTATCGTCGAAATAGTCTTCCTTGTCTATCCCAGGTGGACGAATGACTGTACTAAAAGCACACGCCCGCCTTATTTCTAGCGTCTCTGGATCGATAGGAACAGCCGCTAGTTCCACGGGACTGCATTCTTCTGCTTTTTTGCCGTCTGTCTCAAAATCGAAACAGATAAACCATCTACTATTTTTCATTTAAAACACCTCGACATTATTAGTTATTCGCATTGAGACTACAGCTCTTCCTTTTCCACATACAATGTTTCAAAACACATAGACCCATTTAGGTCTGCTATATGTTTTTGGGTAGTGCCTTCGGATCGATCTAAGTCCTTATCGAAAGATTTACACATATCTTCCCAGCTCTCATCGCTAATAATTACCTTTTTAACAAAAGAGTACTTACTAGATAGGTTAATCATGTCTTGTCTGAAAGTACTCATTGTTCGTCTACTAGTCGACATCATCTTCTCCCGACGCGATCTTGGCCGCGTCCATAAGTTTGTCTAGTGCAGAAAGTCCGAGACAGTCCAGCTTAAGTAGCCCAACATCCTCGCAACTTGGCCCTTCAAATCCGGCCAGTTGATATTGCCCCTGTTTATCTAAGACCATCGGACAGGATTCACTAATCGGTTGGGCCGAAATAACAATGCCCGCAGCGTGCTTACCCGAGATAATCTTAGTTCCCTCTAGCCTAATGGCTTGTTCAAAAATTTTAGCCATACGACCTTCTAGCTTACCTCCTTCTCCAATTGTACACCACTCTTTAAGCTTGCCAGAGTTATTTTCCAAAGCCCAGAGGATGACGGACGAGATACCATACTCGGCCTTGATGTCGCCCAGCTCGTCCGCGATCTTGCTCTCATCCACAATGTTCTTAGTGATCGCGTTCTGCTCATCGAAAGATATGTTGCCTCTCGCACTCATAACTCGCTTAAGTGAGGCCCGCCCCTTGAGGGTTTGGAATGTCACAATCTGAGCTACATTATCTGCTCCGTACTTATTGCGGACGTATTCGACAATTTCATCCCTTGCAGCTTTAGGAACATCGAAATCAATATCCGGCCACGATATCTTGCCGGGCGTATTACGTCCAGCATTATAGAATCGTTCGAAGATAAGGTTGTATCTGATGGGTTCGATCTGAGTGATTCCTAACAAGTAGGATACCATACAGCCAGCACTCGATCCACGTCCAGGGCCAGTAAGATAGCCACGACTGCGTGTAAATCTAAGTATGTCATCTACAATTAAGAAGTAACTAGATAAACCTATACTAGTAAATATGTCTAGTTCAAGATTAATTCGTTCTCCATAGGATGGAAATTTATCAGAGTCACTATCAATATGACTCATTCTACTTGCCCATCCTGTGCGGCATAGATATCTCAAGTACTCATTTGGGTCCATACCTTTAGGACACGAAAACTTGGGAGGATCAGGAGAACGTAAGATATTGTAGTTCTCGCACATGTCCTCAACAACTCGTGTGTTCACTAACTCTGCTTCGGTGTGAAACTCAATCATGTCCTCATATGATGGGATGTGATAGTTGTTCGACTTGAAAAATGTAGCCAGGGTGTTGTTTGCCGTGCCCTGTTTTAATTCTCGGTGTACTTGCCCTATACTCTTTTTAAAATTCGTGCAGAGCAACACCTGTTGATCCTCTGCGTCGTCTCTAGAGCAGTAGTGAGCGTCGGGTGTAGCGAGACAGGGAATGCCGGTTTTGACCGCGATCTGTCTCAAAGCCTTAGCGACTACTCCTGCGAAGATATTTATCTTTGAGTCAATAAGCTGAATCTCAATGAAGAAGTTACCTTTGCCGAATATGTTCTCTAAGTTCTTTGAACATGCAATACCCTTTTTCATCCAGTCGGGATCAAGTCTATCTCCATCAGTAATAGCATTGGCTAAGATAGACCCTAAGTGACCGCTGAATGATATAAGGTTTTTTTGACTGCCAGCTTTAGCTATAGCGTCAATATCAAGACGCGGCTTATAGTAGCTGTGTTCTTTTTTATTCGCGAAGGAAGTAAGGCCTAGTAAATCTTTCCAGCCTTGATGATTCTTAGCTAGTATTACTTGGTGATCTAGCGGGCGATTTTCTTTATCTTTCTGCGTTACTAGACCACGACATACATAGAACTCAGAGCCCAAGATAGGCTTCAAGCCTTTCTCTTTCATCTTGCCAGCAAAGTCTACAGCACCAGACACGCTACCGTGATCTGTTAGAGCACAAGCCGTGGCACCAATAGCCAGGGTACGCTCTACTATAGCTTGACATTTAGATAGTCCATCTAATAGACTGTACTCGGAGTGGCAGTGGAGTGGTATGTATGTTTTCATTAGCTATATTCCTCCACATAGTTAGCACCTCTTCGCATCCAGTCAGAACGATCTAAAAAAAAGCCCAAGGCTCGGTTGCAGCCATTACATAGTATCTTACGAATCTTGCCCGTAGTATGACAATGATCGATATTAAATACAATTTCTCCATTTCTTTTATTATTACAAATATAACATTTGTGATTTTGATCTTTTAACATAGATTCATATTGTTTAAGAGTTATACCATATTTTCTAAGATAGGTCTGATTTCGAACGCAATCCTTACAGTCAGAACGTAGTCCTGTAACTTTATTATTAGAAGATAGATGAAACTCACCAATAGGTAAAATTTTAAGGCATGTTGAACATTTCTTAGTACCATCTATCACCAAGATTTTTTCACGACTGATCCCTAACTTATAAGCTGCCATATGAATTGAGCGAGCGGTACGGCCCATATCTTCCATTAACTCATCTATACTAAGCTTAGTGTAGTTCTTTTTTAAATAAACCTTTTCTTTATCATTCCAATGCTTATTATGTCTTGCTGTTTCGGCATACCACCTATCACTTTGCTTATCCATATTTACGGTTGCACCTTCCCACCACCCTCTCCATATGACCCATGCTTATGATCAGGGTGGGCATAGTTTTTAGTAACCCACTCGATACCCTTCTGAGCTATTACCTGTTTCATCTGATCGCACTTGCTCATTGGCTTACCATAGCGTTCAATAGACTGAACATGAGTGTCCTCAAACGTAGTCATGCCAGCATGACATAGCTTGTGACATTTCCATGTTTGCTTGGGGTCAGTCTCTTTGATTCGCAATGGCTGCTGGGTATCTCGAATAGCTTCAAACCGACGCTTAATAATTGCTTCTGTCTTTTCTAGGTCTGAATCTTGAAAATGAACAGTGAACGCTCCACCATCGTTAATAAAATATATAGTAATGAGGAAGCTGTGTACGTGAGGATACATCTGCTTAACAGCATAGTGGTAAAGTCTGAGTTGGGGATCAGAAAATAGCTTTACCTGATCCTTGGTCTTACCTGTCGCCCAATCTAGCCGCCTGCCTGTATTGTGAGTAGGGATCATATTTTTAGTACAAAGATAAGTATTGGATGGGCTATCTACCATAATGCATTGAGTTTCTAGATTGGTAGCTAACTTGGTTATTTTCTTAATCATACGCTTATTTGATCGACCTGGACCCCAGTCGGCATTAATCCTGTCCGATTTTCTAGGCATTAAAAACGGGTTAAGGTTTAGGGGTCGAAACGCTAGAGGATAAACTGTTACGTTCTTTTTAAAGTTTGTATCTCTAACTATCGTAGATTGATTAACCCTTTGTCCAAGACTCAGTAGTAGCTCTTTCACATCATTCGACAACTTTTTATTACAGGTCGTAAACACAGCTTGTTTCCTGACGCTGTTCACATTGCCATCGGTATCCATTAGTCCTCTAAGCAAGTCTAGTCTTTGAGAGTATGAAGCTCTCAGATATACCAAGGGGATATGTTTGTTATGTAACAGATTTAGTTTTCTTAGATTATGGGTTTGAGCCAAAATAGTACTAGTACGACAATCTGACGTTGAGTGATTAATATCTGTTCCTGCCTGATAGCCTCGATCTTCTATTTCATTGAATATAAAGCTATCACCAGACGTAATTTCCATACTACGGTTTCGGCCATCGCCAAGCCAAGCACCCAGCACGTATGGATCTATAGGTAAGTCTACGTAGTCAGTATCGAGTGGACCTGCCACGTCAATCTTGTCACCAACCTTTAAATTCGGAGCATCTACCACGTCATCATTGTCTAGCAGCCATAGATGCTCATAATCACAGATGGCTTTAGTTTTATCATCAAATTCAATTTCATAACATTCTTTGTAGCTTTTTTTAGACTTGCCAACAACCTTAGTTTGATTACCGTCTTTATCGAAGACAATATCATTTATTGTCAATGTTCCCATTGTTTTCCAACCCTCGATTGTTGGAATAGGAGTATCGGTAGGCAACCCCTTCCAATCGACCACTTCGTAAACGCCATCGCCCAGGTCAGTGATCAAGTCAATTGTACCCTTGAGTCCGAGTTTTCCCTTGAGTCCTTGCTCAGGATAATCATATTCGGCCCAATCGAAGGGTAGCTCAAAGTTGAAGTGAGGTTCGGCATCAACCACGTTACGGTAACGTGGATCGAACATTCCGTCGTTATACTTTAGAGCCTTCCAGGTCCAGTTAACACAATCCTTAAAGTCTTTTTCACCCCAGCTATGATGTGTCAGATCAGCGGTATAGTGGTGATATACCCTAGAAGCAATCGAGGACATATATTCTGGGTCATAGTTATCAGTGAGTACTGCCCCGATCTCCTCGTCTTCTATCTCGGGGATATCATCTTGCAAAGCCTTTTTGCATAAAGCACATATCTCCAGTATTTTATGAACGATAGTCCCTTTATCTGCTTTCTTATTTGATGGTCCCCTCATGCCTAATGTATACTCGGCATAAAATTGCATCGGACAGAATCTGTGGCAATTAAACGAACTGCTACGAAAGAAGATTATAGGGATACCCATTTAGGCCCTCACTATCATTTTAGGAATGTTCTTACACTTAAAATCGCAAAGTGTGACATAGATCGCTTCGCATTGCTCGTCAATGGTTAGCTCTCCATTCTCAAGAACGGTACTACATAGATCAAAGTTGATCTGTTCACTGCTGTGTGTGTCTTTGGATTGGAAGATATCTCTGCGTAGCCCAATCACTATGGCTCCGCTCTCTTTGAGCAGGATTAGTTCATTGTCAAAGCGAGCATCACAGACCAGGGCAATTTCTGGTTTATCTTCTTCAATCCTACGCATCATAGTATCAAACCATACAGTCTCATACATCTTACGAAAGATTTCAGTGCCCATATGCTGGAGTACGTCACGTATCGTCATCTGGCCTGCGGCATGAACAATCAAGCCTAATAGAGCTGGATCTATATTCCCCTGAGCTCGTTTGAAGATGGCCCTCTCTATCTCCGGGGTTATTACCCCTGGCATATTCTCCCATAGCAAGTGAGTCTTAGTCTGCTTGTCCTCATCCGTTCCATATACCTTATCTTCTGGAAGGCCAAGAACATTGATTGCTATCCCCTTAAGAGAATCGGCTAAGGCATAGATTTTACAGAACGGACCTACCGATTGGTAGACACCCTCAAGATTAACATATGGTTCACGAAATGGGAACCACTCCATGCCAGGGACGCTCTGGTCAAATACTTCCTGTACTTCTAGCTCTCCTGTGTTTTCGTTAATCCTGATAGCCTTCGAAATACCACGCTCTCGCATCTTCATCATCATGACGAAATTGCAACTGGTATTCTTGCCACTCTGTTTTTTTCCGGCAAAGCCGATGATCTGAGTCATTATTCACCTTCTTTATTGTAATACTTATCAAGGAGTTCTAGACGGTCTTCGGCATCCAGTAACAAGTCTAGAGCCTGATCTAAGTTCTTATGAAAATCGCCTGTAGAATGATCTCCAATACCAGCAGACTGGTCCATTAGTAGTTCTAGCGATAGCTGAGCTGCTGATTGATCTGCCTTAGCCTTGTTTCTGAGATAGTCCACGGAATGCTGCTTAACGCTCATTTGTAAGTTTCCTTTGCTTGGTTGATCCAGGGTAAAATATCCGAAGTTATAGAGTCGGTATTGAGTTCTGCAATATCATTACCGCTAAAGTCTGGAAAGTAAAGTCGATATGCTTTCTGACATAGTTCTGTGATGCGTTCTGCTGCCTTTTGACCAGCGTCGTCGTTGTCCATCAGTACAATAATAGAGAGAGCACCGGATTCATCAATAAGAGATTTTTGCGGATCGTTAAGTATGGTGCCAAATAAAGCAACAGCGTTATGTATACCAGCTTCTTCTAGACGCCACACGTTTCCAGGAGATTCTACGAGGATAATCACCCCCGTCTCCAGAATGTGTGGTTTCGCCTTCCAATAATTATACAAGCACTTTTCCTTTTCGAAGCCTTTTGTGTGCCTCCATTTGGGAAAATGATAGCATTTTTTCTTGGGATCGTGGTAAGATGCACATTTCTTGCACGCTTCAAAGATACTGCGTCCGGTAAAGCCTACAATATGTATACCGTCATCGCTGTATATGGGTACCATTGCCCGATTAAACATGGACTTGCCATATGTTGTACAAGTACCAACATCATAATCGTCGAGCACTTCTATTGAGTAGTCTCGCTGTAAGTAATATTGAGAGGGAATCTCTACGTTTTCTCTATAGTAATCTCTAGTAACTATACCACTAAGAGAAGTTGTTTCTTGTAAGGTATTGACTAGCCTACAGAAGTCTTGATGGTCAGCCCTATGAGTCTCTCCTTTAAGTCCCGCGAAGGTTACACCTAGACGTTCAAGCAGAAAGTCAACTGTGTCTTCAAAAGATACTTCGTTATCACCTGGGACTGTCCAGCCGTAACGAATATGGGATAGCCCGCCTCGCACCATGCTGAGCAGGGATGTACCAAAGTGGTTTTCACACTGGTGAGTACGACACTTGTAGTGTGTCCTGTAGTCGGCGTTATAATATAAATTCAGGGCTGATTTATTATCACCGCCATGAATAAAGCAAGGGGAGAAGATAAGTTTTTCTCCCGTTTTGTATCGTACCTCAAAGTACTCGTAGATATCATCAATATTATCTAGAACAGTTGCGGTCAGACCGTTAAGCTTCGCTTGATCCTTGTACTTAGAACTCCACGTCTTCTTCGTCATCCTCGAATCCTGATTCATTGTATGATCCACCGTCATTAAGTTCGTAAGCGGTTTTGCCTTCGATTAGCTTAGCGTATTTGCCTCTCATTAGAATGTTGATATAGTCACCATCCTCAAGACCTTCTCCATGCCTAGCAATCACGGGCACCATCTTGCGATTGCCATTCTCTTCTCCATCCTTAGCGATCTCTTCATCGCTCTTCTGCTTGTAGATCGTGAAGTTAGAACACAACCAGATTACTCGGTCAGAGCCGCTGGCAGTGTCTGTTGACTCTTTTGTAATTCCATCACGGTTCAACTGGATGAATGTTAAAACGGGCACCTCGTACCGTAGGGCGAAGTTGTGGAGAGTGGTCATCATGAACCCGAGCACCTGAAACTCCTTCATATCTCCCTTGATCTCTGCCGCATCCATCAGCTTAAGATAGTCATAAATAATCACACAGTCGTTAGCTTTGCCTTGATCGTTAAGACCAACTGTTCGGGCAATCCAACGCCGCATAATAGACATTTGATCTTCAAAGGCCCGACCACCCACGTTCTTATGGTAGTACGGGATATCCTTATTCTTCTTACCTAACTCCCTAAGCTTTTGAGCCTTGAGTTTCTGAGTAGAGAATTGTCCAGTTTCCATCTCATTAATAGTAGTCTTGTGGTCAGTATCGTAGGATAGCATAGCCATACCACGGTCCTGGTGGTCCTTCTTCATCATTTCAGTGTCTAAGTCTAGAACAGGGATACCTTGCTGGGCAATAAAGACTCCTATATTCTCTGCCATTAAAGTCTTTCCTACCTTGGGACGTGCCCCGATAACGTTAACCGTACCACGACGAAGACCGCCTCCAATAGCGAAGTCGTACTTGGTAAATCCTGTAGGTATTCCTATTTGATCAACGGGATTTTCACTTAGATCATCTAAGTACTCCTCAATATGTTCAAACACCTTTTCAGGACTATCACCGCTATCATTAAGAAGAGAAGAGAAGTCAAAAATAGCTTCCTCTGCAATCCCCAAGATATGGGAGATAGTTTCATCGCCTTTAACTTGTAGGTATTTATCCTTTGTTTCTTCTAGCCGATCATACCACATATGAGCGATTTGTAGCTTGCGAATCTTGGCCGCAAACCTACGCACATTGTCTAGTAGGACAGGGAATTTAAAGATCGCACTTAAATGGGTTATTTCTTGCTTCTGATTAATGAAGTCAGAGACTCCCAGCTCTTTAGCCGCAGATAGTATTGAGGCTATATCAATTTTTCTACTATCATCCTCTTCCATCAGCTTCTTGACGCAAGAGTAAACTATGCTGTTAGAATCAACCGTAAAGGTTGTATCGTTCACCATATCAGCTATATCGTAGTATGCTTCGGAACCATAACGACAAATTCCTGCCAGCACAGCACGTTCCGCAGCGGGGTCAGACAATATCATCCACATGCACTCCCAGAACATTCATTACATTTATATCTCTTAGGGTCTGCCGGTGCCAATCCAGCAGCAATTACATCTTCTTCATGGCAAGCTCTACATTTAACCTCAACCATTGCCGGAGCACGCTTATCAAATCGTAATCTTTTCTTATTCTGTTTATCGGACTTAGCAGCCGCCTTCATCTCTTGTTGTTCTGACGCATCCAGGCGAGTGTTGCCGAGAAAGTCATCGAACTTATTCTTCCGACGACCAGTAGTATTAAGGGGAGTCGGTCTCATTTGCTTCCCCTGAGTAATTGTACGACGCGGTTGGCTTCTTTTGTTTGATCTTCGATTACGGCGAGGTGTTTGAGCCTCAACCTCTTCCAGATTTGTCGTTTCTTCTGCTAGATTGCGGCGTTTGTGACCTCTTCCACGACGACGATTTTTTTGGACTTTGGCAGGAGGGGCTTTTTCTTCTTCGTTCTCAATATTAAGGGCCTCCTCTAGCTTATCGAGCATCTCTCCGTCCATTTGGCTTAGCATTTTTGCTATTCGTTCTTTTCTGTTCATCCCTTCATTACCTTTGCTTTCTGTAAGTTAACGTATAGATCGCTCATGTTCTTTATTGATGTAGCGAGATAGGTAACTCTGTTCGCACGCTGTTGTGCGTACTGTTGGATTAAAAGTATCCCCGTCATGTAATCATCATTTTTTATAACTTGATGATATTGACTGTCCCATGAGCCGCTATATTGCGACTCTTTGCCAGCCACAAGTTTCTTGAGTAATGTGCTCGCCCAATTAACTCTGGCGTTTTCACGGTTAAGTGCTCTTTGTAAGTAAAAGGAATATCCACCGAGTGCTAACGCTGCTATAGCACAGTCTTCAAGCGTTAGCTTTTCCATGCTGTTGCGATCCATTGATATGTACCGCTGTACGTCCGAGTCTTCTTGATTTTCCTGAAATATGGGCAGGCCGATAGCTCGTTCGTACTGATCGAGTATTGCCTCTACCTTGTTCATTTGACCTTTAGGGGTCACCTGCTCTGGATTGTTTGTGTCCATTCTTCGATCTTTTCGTTATAAGGCAATTCTAATAATGTGATATTATTGACTTCACACCATTCCCGCTTGTCATCATCTCTATTGCGTTGCCGTAGAAATTCTGACATTGAGGCGTGGAAGTGGCTATTGAACTTGAAGTGTTGTTGTCCATGTACCTCGACAGCCACCTTGACTCCTGTAAGAAAGAAGTCAAAGTATTGAGTTGTTCCCCTGCGAATGGGGATAGCCACCTCCTCAAGAATAGGTAGGGTAGGAAAGAGGTCATAGAGAAGTTTTCTGGCGACTAGGTGTAATTGGGACCGACTGCGTGTATCGCTTGCTGTGATAATCTGGCCATTCGGTTTCCAGTCTACTTTCTCCCCGTTTAAGTCACGGATTTTCATAGTCCTGTTAGTTCTCGTACCTGTTGGTTAATGTCTTCATAAGCAGAAGGCTCTTCTTCTAGATATGCTGCCACATTAATCATGCCTTGTATTTTTTTATCAGTACCTGGAAGGGTAAACCAGCTTTTACCTTGGATGATACCAAAGTCTTTTGCTATTTCTGCAAGCTCGTATTCTTCCCAGATGCCACGACCATATTTCATATAGCTGATTACCTTCTGGCCAGGAGGGGTATTGGTCGCGGTGTTTTCTACGATCCAATGAATCTCTTGCCCAATTTGTTGATCCCCACGCATCATAGGCTTCTTGTGTGTAGCAAACAGCTTCACGTCCTGTGCATACTTTAAAGCAAAGCCGGATTTCTCCACCCTCTTTTTAGCATGGCCGATAGCACCAATGTTTGCCATAATGTGAGTGACACCTACAAGAGTTACGCGGTTAATCGGTAAGACATTAGCAAACCGACGAGTGAACTTAGCGATAAATTTTTGCATGACTGCTACTTGTGAATCTTTAATGTCGTCTGTCAATTCTTTCTCTGATGCCAATGCCGAGAATGAATCAATCACTGCTACAGCATGGGGAATTTGGTGGACTATATTATCAATGATAGACAGATACGTTTCACCGGATAGAATATTTCCCTTAGTTGATCCTATAATACGAAAGTAGTCAGGGTCTAAGTCGAGACCAGACACTCCTTCTAAGTCTCTTTTCTTAAGTCGGCCTTCAATGTTCCCGTAGACGATCTTACGTCGAGAACCATCCTCTAGTCTAGCCTTCTGTGCATTCTTACAGAATTGCAGGGCAGTAACGGTATTATGTGTAACGATATGGTAGTCTGTAAAGTAAAGTCCACCTTGATTATCTATTTGAATACATTGAGTTTCCTTTTTCTCTATATATTCTATGTCTACTATTTTTCTATGAGCGGTATATGATCGTGGCTTACATCTCGCCCGTTTTCTAGTAAGTTTAAATAATTCCGATAGACGAGGCCCTGAGATATAACATAAATAGGACTTAAATTTTTTACCATTGCATGTGGTAAAGCGTTTAAATAGTTTACATTTATATCCTAGAGACCTAACTACTTCTGCAAGATCTTCAGCCAGCAACAAAGACGAGCTTGAAAAAGACACCTTACCTTTCTTATCTACGGTTCCATCGGTATCCATAAGTCCACGAACAATCGCAAATCTAACCGTCGTAGAGTTATATTTGTATTCTGGTGGAATAAACTTGAACTTACTTTTGACACCCGCTAAGTCATATGTTCTTAACATCTCAAGATATTTATGTTTTTGTTTTGCAGAATATTTACGATCTAATCGAGTAATCCTATATGTAATAGGATCAGTCTTATCTTGGTATAGCTCATAGGCTGGATCTAATATGTCACGTATCCTATCAAGTAGCTCTTGATCAATATTGGTGATACAAACAGTTTTCTTTTTTAATGTTCCATCTCCAATTAAACATCCCATCAAATAAGGATGCATGCTAACCTTCTGGGTTGCGTAGACACAGGGTACCATAGGAACAGAATATTTTGCTGTCTTGTACTGCTTGTTTTTACGAAACAAAGAGTCATACAGGATCTCTTTTAATGGAATAACTTTAGACTGTTTCCATCGCTCGTTGGCGACATGCCATAAATGGTTTAGTCCGCAGTCAGTATAAGTCCTGTCTGAAAAATGAACTCGATAAACATCCTGTAGTCCTTGTGGAAAGACCCCTACTACTTTTGCTATACCACTATCAGAACTAGGAGACAATACTTCGTCTCCCACTTTTATATCGCCCATTTTCTTGGGTCCGACAGGAGTATGCACCATAGCATCTAACGGCTGATCTTTTCCTACTTTTTCTTGACCAGTCATAATAAACAAAGAGCCTTCGGGAACGCCGCCCCCCAAGGCTATGTCTAATTTAGGTGATAACGGAATTATAGCTGGCGGATTGTCAATGATATACGCTGCATCATGTAGGACGTCGCCATACTCTTTTACTATGTCTTTTGCAAATTCGCCTTTGCTCATTCTAAGTCCCTAAGCTTGGAGATTACTGATTTCTTTTGGTTATTGCTTTCAAAGGTTTTCTTCTCTGAAAAATCATAAGAAACTTTATGGGCAATCTTCTTAGCAAGCTCGGCCTTAGTATGGTAGTCCTCTACTACCTTGACGAACCAGCCTCCTCTTAATGAATACGTCTTGTAAGTTCGCTTGTCATTTAGAGCCGCTATCACTGGATGTTCTCCATACTTCTTAATCAGTCTACTCGCAAGTATGACCTGATATTGATAGTACTTCTTCCAATCCGGTAACTCCCAAAACCGCAGGGGGAGTTCTTTGTTTTTGGTTTTGGCATACTTCTCACAAATAAGTTCCGCTGCATATTGTCCAGCGTGAACCCAACCCCTTGGGGCATAGCGAGAAGGATAGCGACTTAAATCCGACTGTTCTTTTGCCATTACTCTCGATCTTCATCGATCTTATGAATCGTAGGTCGAAACCTTTTCTTAATTTTACTTTGAGTTTTCGGGATTTCACCTCTAGAAGACTCCGCTTCTGTCATAATACTTACGCCCGTGTTCTTTTTGAGCATGGTTTCGCGAATAAAGAGTCCCTTACGCTTTGGTTTCTCGGCCTCAGTGTCTTCGCCGTTGGCTGCCTCAGCAATCAAACGGATATGGTTTTCTATAGTGCCCGCAGTACGACCAGTCTCTGTAGCTATCTCGTCAAAAGTGTGGCCATCTTCAAACATTCCCTCAATAACATACTTCTCTGACTTATTTAGTCGTCCTTTTTTGCTCATTAGGTTTCCCTTTCTGCATTGTTTAGCCAAGATGCATTCTTACTGCGTAAGAACTTAGCGTAGAGAGTAAATACTCTCTCAGTGGCTTCTTTAAATTCCCAAGCGGGCTTACCGGCATGGCGATGTTGTTTACGTTGTGAGCCCTCACTATACAAGCCAATCGGATTGAATAGCTTACCGTACTTTCCGCGTTTTACATAGTACCGGATGCGGGTGCCGGTGTTAACTTTTATAGCATAAGCATTCCAAAGAGTAAAGATATCTACCTCTTTTCCGTCTTCGGGTTCGGGATGGTAAAGCAGAGGAAACCTTTCTCGATTTAAAAAGTCCTCTGAACCCTTAAAGGTATAAATTTCAACAGAACGCTCGTCTATGTCGGTTTCTTTGTCTTTCTTGATTGTGTGAAAGTGACTCATGTTCTCTTTCCCTTTCTTTTTGCTTTTGCTGCCTTCTTGGTTAATGGCTTAGGCATATCTTCTGGCTTATCCATTCGAGTCATACCCGAAGGCAGCTCTTTCATGCCACCATCTTTATTGCGACGGTATGCACTAAAATCGTGAACCATTTTTTCGCATTTATCCTTACCATATTTTTTTGTTTGTTTATCTGCATACTCTCCAATAGTACTTACTTCATGGAGTCCCTTAATGTAGTTAGTAATTACCGCGTCTTCGCCGTAGTCGCGATAAACTCGACAGGCACGACAGCAGGGGCATCTTACATTTTGTATTTTCTGCTCGTAATCGCTCATAGACCATATCTTTCCAAAGGCCGTATCACATTTATCACACTTAAAACTATACTCAGGCATAATGCTCTATCCATTCTTGATTATTAAGTAACGTCTTATTTCCTACTGCATGGTGATGATAGATACACCTATGCTTACCCATGTATCCTACCAGAGCAGGCTCATCTACCTGCTCAAAATTGTCGTTAAAAACCTTATAAAGTAATTTGTCATCGAAATTCTTACCCCAACATGTCGGGTCGTCATTCTGGCCAATGACCAGAAAGATCTCTTCCACATTAGGAAAAATCCTATTGTACAGGAAATCCCTAAAGTGATCAGTTGTTTCTTCTATGCACCCAAACGCAATCAACAGGTTATAAGGTTGACCTAGACAATCGTTTGTATCTGGTATGTTGCAAAATTTCAACTTGGTTTTATGACGTCTTAGTTTTGGTATTGCCTGACTCAGCAGCTTGTCTTCATCGACTAATGTATAACTTTTAATGTGATCTTTATGCTTGTGCATGATTTCGTAGCATAACGAGCCAGTATTTGATCCAAATTCTAGTATTGAGAGAGAGCTTCTATGTCCTAGTTGTGTATGGGTGGTGAGTAGCAGGGTATTTGCTTCCGCGAAGTGCGGTGCAGACTTACCTTCACAAGTCCTAAGACCTTGGTCATAAAACTTTTGCCATCGTGGATGTACGAATAGTTTAGGATCGTATTCATTCATTAATTTCTCCAGCAAGTACTACACTAATGATTAGCGAATTAATAGAATGATTAGCGAATACTTCATCGCCTTTGGCTGGCATAAAGAAAGGCAACGCCCCCACCAAAGGGAGCCCTGCCAAGATTACGTTACAGTTTCTTCTTTCCATCCTCTTGGTCCTCTAATATATATCCTGAGTAATTTAAACAATTCGAGCAATATACCTTTGTTGCTCGGGCATCAACGGCGTCAGGTGATAATTTGAGTCGAATAGATGATGAGCCTTTTTGATATCTATTCGTGATTTCGACATCAGGAATAACGACAGTTACCTTATCGCCATCGTTGAACATGCGATTGCAAGCATCACAACGATTTTGTCTTTTCATACCTTAATGAACTCCCACCATTCTTCTGGTGTTGACTGCCAAGGAGACATGCCAATGTCAGGCATGGACTATGTCTTATCTCATCAAGCACTGAGCTATTAACTCCGCAGTAAGAGAACCGGACGCCCCTACAAAGATAATTATAGCGGCTTTCTAGCCAATTTCAGATTTTTTCTGGAAAACAGTAATAGAAAAGGGGCCGTGTTACCACAACCCCTTATCGTTAATTGTCAGTTTCGATCTTAACCTGGATGTTTTTCAACTTGATATTAATGACAATCCCGTCATCATTTTTTTGCACATCCACTGTCTCCCAGAGCTGAGTCATCTTGTCGACTTGCTCGCGGGAGACTCCAAGCTCTTTCAAAAAGCTATCAACAATCCTACTCTGGATCGATCCCCTCTTTTTCGACATCGTGTTTTCCCTCATATATTTTACCTAGCATTGGAAAAACCGCCTGCAATGCTTCACAGGCACCATGTAAGCCACGCTTGTGACAGGAGTCACACAGACATTCCCACTTACATATTAGACTACTTAACTCAGTTTCGTGCTTATGATCGTCGTGATCCACATCGTCTACAACATCATCTTCTGGTTTTGCGTTCCACCACTTTATAACTGTAGGGAATAACAAGAAGGCACCAGCCGCCAGAAGCACGTATTGAAAGGTGTCAAGGTTTTTCAAGAATCCTAATACCTGATCCATAACTTTGCCCCTCTCTTATTACTTAGTTACTCGTAGAGTGTCACCAATGATCCAAGCCACTACGATAGAAGCTATAGACACTAATTGCTCTGTTGCTAGCTCGACTCCGAACAAGTCTTGGCCAAGCACAGCCAAAAGACCGGCTGCTGCTGCCCAAAATCTACGAGATTGCAATAACGCATGAAGTTTAAGTTTCATATTATTTACCCTTTTCAGTTATGACTTCTATTAAAGTTTTACGGTCGTCATCCGTAAACTTATACACCATACCACAGATACCTTCGTAAATGTATTTGGCGTCCTTGCGATTTACTACATCCTTCTTAACATGTCTCCAAACAACCCATCTCATTATAAAATTTAGCTGATTGGACTTAACAAACTTGTCCTTATCTCGTCTATACCATTCCCAAAGGAAAGTCGCCAGTTTAATCAACAGCGAGATAATCGTAAGGATTGTCATGGGGTCGATTTGATGGCTATCTTCTTTTGCTTTGGAGTTAGACTCCTCCAACACCTTAGTTGCCAACGGCAACATTTTTTCATCTATTGTTGTCATTGTCTAAATATACCTCTCAATATTCCACGTCTTCGTTGAGTTGTCTTGTATACTTGTGAACCAGAAGATTTGTTGGTTGAAAGATCAGGTAAGTCTCCAGTCCCGCACTTTGGATCGTGCTCACAGTCTGTACCTGACGCTACACATGGACAATCCGTTTGGTGTCCGTCTCCATGAATAATATAACCCTTGCCTTCGCATGGACAATCTTCACTGTCCGGTGGAGGAAGTGGTTCGTCTTCTTTATTATACTCTGCAATTGCCGATAATGCCTTAGCTTTATACTCTTCGTACTCTTCATCGTTACTGGACTTGTATAATTTCCATGATAATCCGTAGAACAGTCTAGCTAGTTTACGCTTTTTGTCGCTTGTGACCGGACTAGTATCCGTTTGTGGTCCTAAAATGCTAGTCATAGCCTCTGCAACAGCAGGAGCAAACTTAGGATATTTTGAATTACCATTGTCCATCAACTCGCTACCGAATGTATTCTTACCTATCGCATTCATAAAGTATTGAACTTGTAGATTACTATTCAGTGTCGTACCGTCCAGCTTGGTTGACATAGCATTAAACATGCCAGCTAACTTGCTTGAATCAGCGTTGTCGCTTATACTAATGTCTTTCACTAGAACTACTATATCGGCTGCCGGTTCTTTTAACTTGTTGTCAACAACAGGAGGAGTCGGTTCCCCTGGCTTATAAAAAATGCCGACAACAATCAATAGTATACCAAGCCACATTCTCGCTTTTTCGCTGCCCATTACACCCATCCTCCTAGACCGTACTGTGGTAGTTGTCTGGCTGGAAATCCTTCTACATCACTGAATGCAAAAGAACCTCTAGAGTTCAAAATAGACCGGGCATCACGCTCACGTACCCAGAAGCTTCCGTCAGGTTGACCATGACGTTTCGGGCCGCTATTCCACTTTCCCCAGCTATTTTGGATTAAGAACAATGTCTCCTTGTAAATCTCGTTAGTATCGTCGCAAGCTATCCATGCCATTGCATGACTCCATGATCCAGATCGTCTAGCAATACCCTTACTATCTCGATTAGATGAAAAGCCTAATCCACTACAACATGACAATGCATAACCATTAGCTAAGGCATCACGAGCCTCTTCGACTGTTGAAATCAAAGAGATAGTATTGATTGGATGCTTACGTGCCTCTGACTTGTAAATGGAACTTGGGATACGATGTCTCATACCAACGGTAGAGTTGTAAGTACTTAAATCTATATCGCCATAATCTTTTCTAATCAATAGACCGCCAGTCTTATTCACATATCTGGCTGCACCAGAGCAGGACATTCCTTGTCCCTTGTGACCTCTGGACTGGTAGATGGCCTCGGTTGCTCCCCTTGCTTCCCACGATTCTGACTCACCCTTGATGTCAATCTCAACTGCCCGTGTAATATCAACCGCATTACGTGTCGAATGGGATACACAGTCACCTGTTGTTTGACGTTCTAGTGGGCCAAAGTTCGGATCGAACTTAAGTAAGGACTTAAAAGGTAAACTTAGCTTACCAGCTCCGCTTTCGTATAGCTCGTACGCTGCGGCTCCGAACACGGGCATGGGCAGCTCACCCAGAAGTACCTTTAAGTCTTCTGGATCACACTCTGCTCCTGCTAGGCCGGTTTGGTAGGCATGCAGCAATTCTTCGGGAGTATTGTAATCATTTGCCATCGTCTGCTCCAATCATTGATACTAAAGCTTCCTAGAACGCAGATTCCCACCACCCCTGAGAAGTTCCCAAGAAATATAAGCCAGCCAAAGCCCCACCCAAGAGAGCAGTACGCTTAATTAATTTGTGCTTTCTAACGAATTCGGCTATAACCCCATTGAACAATGGCATATTATGCCTCCTTTAAAATAATACATAGTGAATTACCCACACTTACTCCAGCCACATAACAGACAAGTAATACACCCTTCCTGGCGAATTAAACCATCTGTCGCTTCACATTCTGGACAGGCAATATTTTCTTTTGCACCATTCGGAATGTATTTTTTGATTGCTCGTGCCATACTTCTGGCAAAAGTATGCATATCTCCCTTAACCTTCTCCAACTGCTTTACAATCAGGTGCATGTCGGCCCCGTGTTGTAGGGCGGTTGATGTCATGCGTGTTAAAGCATCTTCTTCGGCAGAACATGTGGCATTTATGGGTGATAATTCTAGGCCATCCGACAGTATAACCTTATATACTCCCCTAGGTTTACCTAGCTTTATTATAGTCCCACTAACAACCTTTTTGTCCAGGAATCCATTCTTGCCCGCGAACACCTCGTAAGGGTCACCATTATAGATACCCACCAATACGAAGTAGGACTCGCCTTTTACCTTAATATGATACACATCACACGGTAACTCTCGCGGACGGACTGGGGCTACTGTCTTGCGGATCTTATCTTTGTTGTCAGATAAGGAGGATTCCGCTGCCAAAACAGAGATTGTTGTACCTGCCCTATAAGTCGTAAATCCTTTAATGCCATTAGCCCACGCCTTCTTATACACCAGCTTGAAATCTTCATAAGGATATTCATTGGGAAGGTTAATAGTCTTAGAGATGGCAGAATCTACCCATTTTGCGAAGATTGACATTGTGTTAATATGGGCATCTACATCTAAATCCATAGTGCAAGACGCCCATTGAGCATCAGGATTCCATTTGTCAACTGATTTTAAATATGAAACCCCATAGTCTTCAATCCACTCTTCTTTTGTAAGCCCACGATTACGATCAAATTTCCAGGTTTTACCTTCAAATAAAGTAGCTAGAAGGTCTTCATCCCCTTCTTTAATCCATTTCCAATGAGTCTCTGGTTGACCCTCTGCCTGTATATTCTCGTGCTTCTTTTTATCCCAATCTATATTAATAGGTTCATGTAAAAACTCTGGAGCTGATGGCTGAATTGCTGTACGAACGTAGCCGTGCATAAATAGCGGCTCTTGACCACCACTGGGCAGATTCGCAAAGCACGCACTATTGCCGGTTGGCTGTATTGAAGTCAGGTGGGAATTACGTATTCCGTGCTTCTTAATCAGAGCTATAGTCTTAGGGTCAAGCTGTTTAATGAATTCGCCCGATAGATATTGCTCTTCATCATAGAGAGGAAAAGCACCTTTTTCCTTGGCTAATAGTGCCGAAGTCTTATATGCTTCGTTAGTGAAAACCTGCATAAGATTCTCGGTCATTTCTAATGCTCTCTTGCTACCATACTTGATACGAGCCATTAGCAATGCAGAGCCATATCCCAAAATACCTAGTCCAATACGTCTCTTGTCTTGGAGGTTTTTCCTCTGAGATTTTAGGGGGACATTAGTGATATCGTTCACATTATCCATGAAACGAACAGCGTCGTGGATCGCAGCCTTTAGTTCGTCCCATTTCCATTCTTTAGTATCAGGATCAATAAAGTGAACCAAGTTAATAGAGCCAAGTAGACACACCCCTCCGATGGGGAGTATCTGTTCTCCGCATGGATTGGTCGCGTTGATATTCTCTACATACCCTAGATTATTCATGCGGTTCATAGTGTCTACGAACAGTACCCCCGGCTCATTTCGGTTGTATGTATTCTCCATTATCAAGTCCCAGAGATCGCGGGCCTTCTTAACTGGAGTATCGTAGAGGACAATACTTGAGAGGTCGTCTCCTTTGCCTTCGGGATCGTACTTGCTTAGGATCAATTTTTCCCATACATTAATGTCTCCGTCCCAAGACTCTTTGTAATCTTTGGGATAGAGTTTGTAGTTGGGAAACTTGAGGAGCCAGGGGTCGTCATTCTTTACTGCTTCCATGAATTCGTCAGTGCAGAGGACAGACATGTTGAATTTGGTCAATCGGCCAGGGGTTTTCTTTGCTACTATAAATTCCAATACATCGGGATGCCAGCAGGACATCGTGACCATCTGGGCACCCTTACGAATGAAGTTTTTTTCGCCCTTTTCGGCCTTCTTGTTTGATCCGGCAGTAATGATCTCGGAGGATTTATCCCAAAGCTCTAGGAACTTTACAGCACCAGGAGATTGGTTGGCAATACCGTGAATATGAGCCCCGTTTGGTCTCATAAAATCAGAACAAAAGCCGTAACCACCTTCGCTCTTTAAGATTTGGGCCTGACGAAGTAGCTCACCATAGATTCCCTCAATAGAGTCTATATCTTTACCTGTTGGACCCGAGACGAAACAGTTGACCAGCGTTGTGCCCTGTAGACCTGTTCCTGCGTTGGACGTAACTCGTCCGCCTGGGACAAATTTAAAATCTTTTAGTATTGAGTAGAATCGTTTATCCCACTTAGTGCTATACCTTTCTTTTGATGCAAGGTTTTTTGCAACTCTCGCCCATGTGTCCTCAACACACGTATCATTTTCGAATTTGTATTTTTGATACCATGTTTCTTCTGAAAAAGAATTGGTAAATGCACCCATTGATGATCCTCCGTTGATAAAAAAAGACCCGCTCTATGCGTGCGTACAGAGCGGGCCGTTAGTTTTAAGGCGACACGTTAATGACGGTGTGCTACTAGGTTTAATTGCTTTTGTTGTGTGTTTTATTTTTAGTAAATCTTTCCAACCTTAACGCTTATCTTTGTAGTATATCTTACCGTCTGTTGTTAATGATCGAGGAGTGTCGCTTTTAACGGGGAGTGTTTCGCCCGTGTTAGTCCCGACCATCTATAACTACACCGTTCGTGACCCAAGTAAAAGTTGCACTCTACTTTTTAAGTTCAGTTTTTGTAATAAATTTTTACTGTCAACAGTTAAGTGCCGTACGCTTAATACCTGCGTGGTCCAGCATTTCCTTCGCAATGGCTAGATCCTCGTCCCACTGCGTGCCTTTGCCGGGGAATTTAGCATTTGTGCCTCTGACTTCTACTATACCTGCTTGAATTATTCCCCTAGTACAGTCTGTACAAGGGGTTGGCTCGAACGGTAGATACATGATAGAGCCTTGCAGGCGAATACCATTACGAGCAGCGTTATAGATAGCGTTCCGCTCGGCGTGTTCTGTGATTCGATATTTCATGGGACGCTCATGATATCTTTCGATTTCATCATCAATGCCGCGAGGGAATCCGTTAAAACCAATAGATAGAAGAGTGTTGTCTGGAGTGACTATGACAACGCCTACTTTAGTACTCCTGTCTTTTGATTTTTTAGAAACTTGCAAACACATTCCTATGTAGAACTCGTCCCAATTCATCCGTATTTCCTTACATTTTTACGAACACATGAGCAATAGTCAACTCTATGTTCAACTGCTTTATCTTTACGAATAGTACCACCTGAACTAACCTGTGTGCTAAGGATGCCGCGACCTGAACAATGTTTACATCTTTCCTCCGCATACATTCCAGCAACATCCAAGTCCACAGTAGTAGTATAGCGGAGACCTTTTTCTTTCTCGTTCATCCTTACTCCAATAAAAAAAGGCAAAGTACGAAACCTGTTAAGGAATTGTACTCTGCCTTATAGTTTTCAACAGAGATATTAGACGTGTCGTTGGTCAATTCTGTCTAATATCACAGCACACCTTTCCATCGCGGTTGTTTGTAGCATCTGTGTGTGAACTATGTCACTTACAGTTTTTACAAGCTCTTGTTGATTATCAGCCAACGCCTGTGGAACATACCAAATAGGTGTTCCGTCTCCATCTGTTATATTGTGCATATCGTACAACCTTCTTAGCTGAGCCATGGCCACAAATTTTTCTTTGTCACTCCATCCCCCACCGGGAAAAAGTTTTTTAAGAAGAGTCTGTATCACCAAATCTACAATTTTAACCAAGGCAATGATAACTGCGATTAACATAGGGTCATTCATAATACACCTCTATTTAATCACAAGGTTAAAATGCAGTCTTTGCCTTATAGTTGTCTTGCACAGGCGTTGGGCTGCCATTACGATAGACAAACTCACCAGGAATAGCTGCTGTTGGATTAGCTGCATTGTCTGTGTTGTTCGCTAGCAAATCAGCTGCTTCGTCGGCAGCTGTGGCTTGATCCCACACTCCCGTATCAATTACGAGTGGGAAACCGGCTTCCCATGCACCAGAAATTTGACTCCACTTGTTAGTACGAATAGCGGTCTTGTAAAAGTGTGTAGACACTTTAGCTGTTTGATGGATTGTGCTGTTCTTCGAAGAATTGGATGCACCAGCCAACAATACGGTATTGGCAACGTTAGCGATATCTGTGGTCACACGTAGAATAACTTGGTCACCACCATTAAATATGCCACCGCCCAAAATTCCACTTATGCCGTTAATACCAGAAACTATGGTAGTAACTCTACTGCCAGCACCTAGTGCCACGTTTGACCATTTGGTGGTTTCATCAATATTAGTACCCGCATAACGGATAGCACCTTGATCGTTATCGACACCACTCATCACGCCGTTGATGAAAATACCGCTGTCAAAACCACCTGCAATGTCCCAAAAACTCATGTTATTTACTCCGACTAAATACGTCGTAGTCTCCTATCACTCCAAACAAATAAATATCCCGATCCTACTGTTGATTACACCAAAGTTCTAGATTATACAGCCTTCCTCCGAACAGCTTGGCCTTTTTAAGGATCTTGATCTGGCTCTTTTTCCAGATATATCCATTGAAAATGACTGATAAGTTGGTCTTTTTCTCTATTAATTTGGAATTTATGATATTGTCAAAGAAATCATCATGATGATAGCCCATTGCGGGGAATACGACTTCGACACCGATATCCGCCAGTCTACGAGCATAGTTAACGACGTTGCTGACCCGGTGGTAGTCAAGAAAGACACGAAAAGTGGCTCCATAGTCAGAGCACATTCTTAAGTCGGTGGTAATCTCATTAACCAAATCTGTCCACTTGTGTCTTACAAAGTATTGATTGGGTGTGTAATCTATAGCATTCACACCGCACTTAAGAGAGTTAAGTACCCAATGATTTCGGACTGTGGTCGACGCATATCCCAACGGATAGTCAATCGGAGTCGATAGAACAATACCCTCAGGCATAAACTCTCGAACCTCTCGAACCATATGTATCGGGAGGGCAAGTCCCGCTAGTCCTTTATCTAGTGCTTTAAAAATATGAGAGAGTTCTTTGCCATAGTCGTTTATATATTTATTGTAGTTGCAATATTCAAAGTACATGTTGCTTTATAATTTCTAAGGACTCGTAACCGTCTGAACCCCACACGGCATCAGAAAAGCCATGACGTACAGAATCCTCAGACGATAACCACCAGTCTTCTTTTTTCTCAAGTTGCTTACGGATCAAGAGTTTTATTTGAGATTCACTTTTATCTTTATATACCTCTCCATGGCTACATACTTCGGCATAAATACTCATCATTTGCTTAGTAGTAATTTCTTCCCATCCTGCCCAAGACTTTGCCATTCTGACAGTGAAGTCAGAGTTAATATCGGTGGTTCCATCGTGAATAAGCCACCAGCAATTCGGCATACTGATACGAAGGTCGGCTGCTTGAGGAATTATACTGCCCATAGAGGCAGCTATACCATGCGTTACCATAATCACTGAGCAGGTACATGTGGAAATGGCATCGAAAATCATCATGCCTTCGGTCCATCCCCCTCCGACCGAGTGCTGATGTACAACTATTGGCATTTTATCGTCAATACGGTCTAGCAATGCCATGTTCTTGACAAAGTTAGTAGCCATACGATAGTCAACACCAGGATCACCTTCTTCGCTGCCCTCTATGCATCCGTGCAGAAATACTTCTCTCGCTTCCAACAAAATATTGTAACGATGCATTTCGTCAACAATATAACCTTTGGATACCCTGTCCCTATTCTTTAGACTCATTGCTCACGACCTCTAGTAATGCTGACCTTACCCGACTCATTACGTCTTCATCCTTGAACATCTTGCCTACGGCAATGCGAAAGCGAAGAGGGGTAAGTATGTCAACGGATTCAACTCCTAGTATATCTCCGATTACCTTATAGTAAGCGTCCCAAAGTTTAAAGTTAGCGTGTCCTACCCAAAACTTAAAGTGATTACTGACAAAAGAGTCCTCAGTTAGCGGTAAGACTCCGAATGGAGTTAGTATAGTTTGGATGTGTGTGTCGAAAAACGGAATGTCTTCGTCTTTATCTAAGGCAAGTCTTTCGTCGTCATCTTCTAGATCGTATTCGTCCTCTCTAATGTCTTCTATCAGTTTTTTTGATGCTTCAATACCGTCGTTGTTATAAGCATCAGTCCACTTCTCCCAATAAACATCATTACCTGATGGGTAGGGAGCTAATTCTCCATCTATATTCAATTCGTTATGTTCGCTCATAGTATCATACCTCATATTGCGACTGGTCCGAAGTCTATTTTTGGATGGCTCTCATAATTATGTACAAACAAATCCTCGTGCGTCCAGCTAAAGATATCGAAACCGCTAGGTTCGTCGTTGCCAACAGTAACAGTCGGTAGCTTATAGGGCTTGCGACTAGTTTGTGCGATTGCACTTTTTATTTGAGTTTCATAGATGTGACAGTCTTCAAGAACCCCCACTAGTTCTCCTGGTACTAGACCGCTCTCCTTACACAGTAGTAACAAAAGTAATGCGTAGTTGGCAATATTAAACGGAACCCCTAGCATCATGTCACAGGAACGCTGCTTCCAACTAAGATTTAATACACCATTGATGTGAACGAGAGTGAACGCATAATGGCAAGGCGGCAACGCCATTTGGGAAAGTTGATTAGGATTCCACGCCAAAACAACCATTCTGCGGTCGTCTGGATTAGTTTTTAAAGTTTTTACTACATTTTTTAATTGATCAACCCCCCTTTCGACTCCATTTACAGCCCAATCCAGGCTTATTCTATCCAAAAAGGTCTTAGGTCCACCATCGCTAGTAGAATAATGTTGGTCAAAATGACGCCATTGATAGCCATATATCGGACCCAAATCTTTTGTAGCTTTCTCTGCTTGTTTCTTTATTGTCCCCTGTAAACGTTGGCCACTCATCCCCAAGAACTTCATTCTTTTTATCCAGTCCCTTTCAACTGTTTCGGGATTGGCCCACTCATTCCAAATGTTACATTTACGTTTCTGGAACCATCTCTTATCTGTTATACCCTGAATAAAGCCTTCTAGTTCGACTGCTACGCCCTGAGTGTACATTTTTTTGGTAGTTAAAAGTGGAAATCCGTCTGACATTTGATGCCGAAAGATTTCACAAAAAGTGGTGGTCGCCTGTGTTCCCGTTCTATTTTGTTTCCATTGTCCGTTATTTAATACGTTCTTCACTATGTCTAAGTACTGTTTCATTTCTTCATGTCCCTAAAGTTGAATACGGCACTCGGATCAACTGCTAATTTACGTTCTCCCACTTCGGACCCTCGTAACTCTCCTATTCTAGTTCCGACTGCTTCGTTAAAGATAAGTCTTTCTGGGTTTTCTTCGGCCCAGACTATTAACGCCTGATAGAAAAATGAAGAGAGAGTGCCATTCTCTAGCTGGAAAAGGATGAGAGCAAGCAACTCGACAGACACATCCCCCTTGTCTGTTATGTCAACATCTACAGATAGATCACCAGCCTCTACTTCGTATCCTATAGAGAGCACACCTCCGCCACCTGCAGTTTGTTCTGTTTCTTCTGGTTTTGGCAGAAAAACTACCTTATCAAACCACCTTAATATCAACCTCAGTAAAGCCATTATCATCCCTTCCGCTTAAAAATATTATATTTAATTTTCCTCCGAAAAACCTAACCTATCCATATCTCGATTAAACATGTCTAGCTTAATATCTGAATAGTTTAATGGTTGTCCTTTGGTTAATGGTGATGCTCGTACTGCCGAAACGAAAGCACTGGCTGTTGATAACTGCATAGCACTAAAGCCCTCTTTGGCTCTAATGATATAAGTCTTGTTGTATACTAAACTATCATGTACAGAGCGAGCATTACAGTGGACTACTACTATATCAGCTCCTTTATGGTCACAAAATAATTCAGATAGTTGTTTCTTATTATACTGTTTCTCATTAATAAAGTAATCAATCAGTTGTGCGTGTCCTGGGTATCTTAGTGTTTTATAATTACAGTTTTCTACTCCACGTTTCTGCATTAGTTCCAAGGTATGTGAAGCTCCGCCGCTAGTATAAAACTCTTCTAGTTTTACATTATTCCCTTGCCAATTAGCCTGTATCTGTGTTAGACAAATCCCGCCAAGAGACGGAACGGTCTTAATTTTTCCATGTTCTAGAAGCTCACTATCAGCTACGTACTCATTGTATAACCCATCAATCGACCAAGTTAGTTTATAGTTGAAAGGGTCTTTTGGATTACAAGCAGCGGGCAATCCGCCGCATCTCATATTAATTTCCAGAGGCTCAACCTCTGCTTTTTTAAATGTGCTATATGCTTCTTCGGCCATAATATTTGCCCAGCCAGGAGCTAGCCCCAGGTCAGTAAAGACCGTAGCTCCATGCTCCCGTCCTAGTTTATTTATTTTATCTGCTACTTCAACTGATCCACCAAGATCGAAGTAAGGTATATCTTCTCCTATGGCAAGAGTAGCTATATGTTCATTATGCATGCATGGTAAAGCAGAGAGTACAATATCAAATCCTTGTCCTACTAGGGAGTCTACCCATCCCCACTCGTCTCCACCGAATCCGAATGTCGACCCGCCGCTATTTGCCTGGTTTAATTCAAGACGAACATATTCGTCGCACTCTAAGAGGGGTGGATGTGTACGTCTATCAAAGCAGGTAATGTGATAGTTGCCTAGCAATTTAAGCATGTAGGCAATTGTAAAACCCATCTGTCCTGCACCGAATAATGCGACCTTCATTATACAACCTCTTTTTGCAAGTAAGCTACTGCGTTCATAACGCCCGACAATGTATCACCTAATTGTCCTATACCTCTATTACAATATTCGCATATCCATCCCCGAAATTTTAATGTTTCGTGATCATGGTCTAGGCAGAGAGTTTTCTTGGCTGGTTTATTACAGCAGTCGCAAGTATCGGGCATTGGTGGTGCTACCTTTCTTAACTTATGTCGTAGGACACCAGCCTTGTTTATACATTGCTTACATCGTCCATCGAGATTGTCTTTATGACCTGTATGTCGAGCAAACTTTGTAGTAGGCTGATTAATCTTACATCGAATACATATCTTCATGTCCATAAGCTCGGGTGCCTTTCAGGAGGCTTGACTACTTCACTCTCCATAAATTGTATTGTGAGTTCGACCCACCCTTATAAAGGTTGTACACTTCGGTAGGTCTTTCAATCTACTGGCTCCAACATAGGCACACGCACTTCGCAAGCCGCCCGTTATTTCTTGCAAAACATTTTTCACTGGTCCTTTCGACAGCACTTCTACTGCCTTGCCTTCTGCGGCCCTGTAGTCTCCTTGACCTCCATTGTGCTTATCCATCGCCGCTTTGCTGGCCATGCCATGAATTTGTAGATACTTCTGTCCATCTTTATCTATCCATTCCCCTTCGCATTCATCGCAGCCACTTAAAAGACCTCCTAGCATCACAAAGTCAGCCCCAGCACCAAATGCTTTAGCCACATCGCCGGGAGTGGTGCATCCGCCATCAGCACAGATGTGTCCACCCAGGCCATGAGCGGCATCTGCACACTCATCAATGGCAGACAATTGAGGAAATCCCACTCCAGCTACTTTTCTCGTTGTGCAGAGGGAGCCTGGGCCAATCCCTACCTTTACAATGTCAGCTCCTTGAATCAAGAGTGTCTCAGTCATCTCTCTAGTGGCGACGTTACCGGCCATAATGATAGACTCAGGAAACGCCGTACGAACTAGCTTCACATGGTCTACAAACGTCTCGGTGTAACCATTGGCAACATCTATACAGATTAACTTAGGAGTCCATCCAAGAAGCATGTCAAGTGTGCCGCCAATAGTGTAAAACGCTTGATCTTCGTACGGGGTATGTTGGACAAACTTCTGAACCTCACTAGGATCATAAAACTTATGCAAGCACGTCATCATCTTCTGTTCCGCCAAGGCGACAGCCATAGCGAAAGTACCAACTGTGTCTAGGTTTGCAGCAATGATAGGAACACCTCGCCACAACTGCTTACTATTAAGAAAGCGATACGTCTTCTCTAAATCAACGCACTTGCGACTTGCCATTCTAGATCGCTTGGGGCGGATAAGAACATCTTGAAAATCTAGTTTTATATCTTCTTCTATTTTCATGTTCCGCTACTCCCAAACCCAGACATAGATCTTTCCGTGTCGTTAAGACTATAGACTTCCATCATTATGAACTTAGGTAGAGAATGGAATATTATCTGAGCGATTCTATCTCCTTTTTTAATATCCACTCGCACATCATCACTTTGAGGAGTCTCCCATAGAGGAAGAGGTATAGTAGAATTAAATAGACACACCTTAATCTCCCCACGATAGTCTGAGTCAATCACTCCTGCTAATATGTCCAGGCCCTTTTTGACAGCGAGTCCCGAACGAGGCCAGATAAGCCCAGCATGACCATTTGGAATTTGGAAAGCGATTCCAGTTTTAATGGTTCGCCGCTCCCCTCCGTTGATCGAAATGTCTTCAATAGAATACAAGTCCCAGCCCGCATCATTTTCATGTGCTTGAGTGGGGACAGTCGCCTCTTCCGTAAGTCGCTGGACAAGCACAGTGTTAGTCATGAGCCGCTATCTCCAATAATCTAGTGGCGGTCTTATTCCAGGTTAAATTCTCCGCAGTCTCTATGCCCGCTGTATTAAGTACGGTGGGATCATTCACCCAAGACTTATATTCGTCCTGTAGATGTGTCACTAGCTGATCATAAGGTTGATCATCTAGCGAGGCCCATACTCCACAGTCTCCAGTAAACCATTTACCATCGAACATGGGCTCTTCATCTACTATACTTATTAGTCTAGCATTTGCTTCGGTACAAAATTCAGTATGAGCAGAATAATTAGTTGTAATCACTTGCTTGCCCATACTCATTAACTCTAATAGCTCTAGGTTCCAACCCTCTGCACGAGCAGGGAAGACACCACAATGTACTTGACTCATGATCTGTGCTAGCTCTTCTTGATACTGAACCCGAGACATTATCTTTATACGACGGTCACCACGGTAAAGGTTCTCCCAATATCGCCTTTCGTCGGCGTTAAGAAAAGGATTTTCTGTCATCAGCCATAGTTCTACGTTGGTTTGATTTGAAAACGCATCTTTAAATGCTTCACCCAGAATATCGTGACCCTTTCTTACCTCCCACTTTCCACAATTAAAAAAGATGCACCTGTGGGGCTGGATAGTATTAAAACTCTCGTTAAAGATGTCCCGATTCACGCCCATAGGGACGACAGCAGGCTTGACATGGCACTGGTCGAAGACAATATCCCCTGCCCAGCGAGACGGAACAATGATATTATCTAACGATAGCAGGTGCGACTTGCGGCGATCATCAAATTTGTTTACTTCAAAAAAGGATAGAGCGGAATAACGACCACTGCCAATACGCTCTGCCAATTGGTTCTCATGCCATATCTTAAGAAATGGTAAGGTGGGATCAAAGGTATTCTGTTTGCCGATATCAATTTTGATCTGCTGAACACCTATCTCACTGATTTCGCATGGAGGTTGTACCTGACCGCCGATAGGCCACAGTGTTACGTCCTCTGTTTGGTTTAGTTGCTGATGTACATTATATCCTACAACTCCATAGCCCAGAGAATTTATTGCCACTTGAAGATTGATCTGTTTCATTTTTCGCAGCACTCCGTTCGTATAGACACAAAAAAACCGTAAGGGGATTTACCCTCTTACGGTAATTATACGTTGCGAATCCGTCAGTGAAGACTAATAAATTTTATATTCTGCGTGACCTGACTTAACCATTAGGTCGTTAAAACTATATTTCAGCTCTATATCTTCTGTATGATGCAAAATAACCAGCAGACGACCAAACTTTCCTTCTTTATCCAAGTGGGTTCGAATTATCAACTTACCATCAGAATTAGCTATGAGTTCTGCTAGTTCGATCTTAGCGTCGAATCCCGCAGCTTTTGTTTCGGGTGTACCACCACGAATTTCTGGGGTATTGATGCCATAGAGACGACAGTGCTCGTTGCATTGCCAGACGTTTAGACCTAGATCAATGTCTAAAACGACAGAATCGCCATCAATCACACGTACTAATTTAGCTTTGTAAGTATACATCAGATGTCTAGCCAGTCGGCGGGATTATTATTATCATAATAAATGTTTTCACTCATGGTAATTCCCCATGTGTTAGTTATTTAAGTATATTCTTTGACTCTGATTCTACTAAGTGCATCGGTCGACCATCTAATCCAGTCCACTTCATCTCTTTTGGCATTTGTAAATGGTCAAATATAGTCCATCGTAAGTCTTTTGGCTGACATAGGCCTTCCGTAGCCTCTGTCCCCAGCGGGTCAGTTGAACCGACAACTTTTCCCATTTCATATGAGTCACAAGCGATCATTAGATTGCCAATTCTCGCGTTGTGATCACGACCAGCATTAGCATTGATAGGAGTTCGACCAAACTCCGATGTAACTACCAACATGGTCTTTTTATTCATTCCCCTTTTGCGTAAAGTATCAAGAAGTAAAGCAATGTACTTATCTAGTATAGGTTGCCTTGTGTTCATCCCTTGTAAAATATTACTATGCATATCCCATCCATTATAGCTCAACGTCACGAATCGAGAGCCTGCCTGAATTATCTTTACAGCAGTCAAAGCATCTCGTCCAAGAGTGTCCTCCTTGAAAGCATCATAATCTTCATCTGCTTCTATTTTAAACGCTTCAGAAGCGTCTCCTGCTACGATTTCTACGGCCTGTCCACGCAATTCGGTCCACTGTTCAGCTAGCCGTTGGCCCTTGCCGAAGTCTTTGTCGATAACTGACAGGAATTTCAGCCGCTTTTCGAATCGCTTGAGTTCCATACTGAGCAGGAGATCCTTACGACCCTGTTGGGTGGCGTCGTAGCCGACAAATTTACCACCCATGAACGCCGCGTCGTCGTGGGCTATGCTGTTCATTTTAATATATGTGGGCAGACCGTTAAGTGCATTTGTTCCGAGCCATCCTGACGCCGCTGAGCCATAACTCGGCCACTTTTGCGTTGTACCAGCCCCAAAATTCGATTGTCCAGTGACTACCCAGTGAGTGGCACTCGAATGATTAGCATCTCGGTGATGAAATCCCCTGAAAAGAGCTATGCGATTCCCATATTTAGCTAAATCTTTGAAAAGCCCACCCAATTCCATACCGGGAACGTTCGTGTTAACGTAACCTGTTACGGATCTGTGGGTTGAATCAGCTGTAGGAATAGGATTGAAGAGTTCAACAGAAGATGCTCCACCGCCCAAGAATAAGAAAATAACTGCGTTCTCTTCTTTTTTGGTGAGATCTTGGGAGAAAGTAACGTTCCCCAGAGACGCCATACTGCCTAAACCAGCAGCACTACCAACTAAAAACTGCCTGCGTTGCATCGATATATCCTCTTTTTTGGTTGTTCTATTTTTTCTCTACCTTATTATAGCGGCCATTTGACCTTTAAAAAGGACAGGAAAGCTTCCTCGTTACGGTAACCTACAAAACGCATACCCTCGCTCCACTTCCCATCCTTATATCTGTAGCGAATCACTGTTGGAATAGAACCGGGATTAGCTTTAGCTGTCCAAGCCTTGCTAAAGGTATCTTCCTCGTCAATATCAATAACAAAGTACCCCTTGGTAGAATTGAAGTGCTTTTGTAGAGCCTGACTCTCATTGGCCATTGCCTTGAGCTGTTGACATGGACCACACCAGTCAGCACTAAACTGCATGATAATCTCGTCACCATCGTGGTATTGTTCTGCGACAGTGAGTGTCGTCTCGACATTGGCTGATGCTGGTGGTAGATCCTTACCTTGAAAATCACATCCCATAATAGCTCCTAAAAACAAGATTGTTAGTATCCTCATAATAATATTTTTACCATCCTCGACGATAGTAGTAATGAATATGGCTGTGATGACGGTAATATCTGACGAAGGAGGGATGGCCGAATCTCACATTATAACCGTACATATATGCTGGACGTATGCTTGTGCTGGTTGAATGCCAATGAGTAATGGGATAGTGATAGTGGTACTGGGTATGATAATGACCGTGTGCAATATTACCGTGCCTGTGCCATCCGTTCTGTGCAGAGCATGTGCTTGTTACAAACGTTAAAGCCAATACTGCTACTAATATAATAAGTAAGTTTCTCATTGTTTTCTCCAGTTAATTATGAATCGCAACAGCAGTCCCACTATGTTGCGACATAAGCTTAATCAGCTCTATCGGATTGTGCATATGGTATAGTACACCAGTAGCTATAATCACATCCCATCTCTCGTCTGTCTCTCGTAAAAAATTAATAAAGTTGCCACATAAAATCTTAGCTTTCAACCCGAGCAGCTCTTTTGCTACCAAGGCCTTTAAATAATGGTAGGGTCTACCCTCAATACAGGTCAGTTGTCGAAAATGTTTATCAAATGTTACCGATAAGTGGCCCTCTAACGACCCGAGTTCCAACGCACTTAGCTTATGTATGTCTTTAAAGTGTCTATTACAATCATCAATAATACGATCAGCATTTCGTATACATTGTGGAAAATTTCCAGTAGCTTTAATAGCCCAATTGTTAAAAATACTAAAAGTATCTTCGGGGCAAGGCGAATTTAACCTCGCTGATAGATTAAAGCTATGGGGCATATTACGTTCTCTGTTTGCTAAAGATTTCATCTAGCTTGAAGCTAAACAAAAGGCCAGATATATAGTCGCGTACCTTTTGCCCGTTGTCGCACAAGATTACGAGTACTGGCTCATCGACTGTACCGTCGACAATCGTATACACCTCGTTTTCTTGATGAAACTCCCCAAGGCCCGCAGCCGGAACATCTAGAACCATAATCTCCTCATCAAATTTATATGAATTTTTTTCGGCATTGTCGCCGTCCACTCTATAGGAGCCGTAGGGGTGGGGCCAGATCCTAAACCGATATAGCTGGATCATATCTGTATTGTCCATGGTGTGCCTTTCTTCTCTAAAGTTGCGGATTACCCTGTGCTTCTGTAACCGCTTGATGTTGTCCACGATTCCACTGTATGTATTCGCTGCTTGTTTCATCATAAGGGTTTTGTTCGTTTGGAATGCATGGTTGATCCTTCTTGTTGCCACACAGGTAAACAATATACCCACGATCAAATGGAGTGAGTGTTTCAAATTGTGCTTTTGTGAGCATACTTGATCCTTTGGCAGGAATCAAACCTGCACTAAACACTTTCTGGAACCCCCTCTTGGTGGTGAAAATGCCCCGTTTGGATAATAAGGACGAGGCCACTCCCCA